TAACCAACAAAGTAATTTTTGCGTTTTGCCTAAGCAAATTTTCCATTTGCCTAAGCAAACGCAATTTTCATCAAAATGCGGCATTTTTCGAGTGTCAAAAAGTACCATTTTGCCTAAGCAAAAGTTTATAACTATCTGTAAATCAATGTTCGGAAAATCGTGTTTTGCCTAAGCAAAATTATTTCGGTCTGTTTTTGCCTAAGCAAAATAGCACTTTTATTGATTATCAATGCTTTACGCACTTTTGCCTAAGCAAAATCAATTTGCCTAAGCAAAAATATAGAACGCTCTGAAAATCAGATGTTTAATTTTGCATATTTGCCTAAGCAAAATTTGACCGTTTTTGTTTTGCCTAAGCAAAAGTTTGCAAATGCCTAATAATGAACAATCTAATTTTTGCGTTTTGCCTAAGCAAAAGTTATCCGGGGGTATATATATTATATTATATATAAGTATAGATCTATAGATAAGAATAGATAGTATATGAAATAGGGGGTATGGGGGAAAGAACAAAAAAGGGTGCTTTCAATTTGCACCCTCTTTACTTGGTTAATCATATCTCATTTCAGAGATACGGATATTGAGCAATGGTAGTATTTTGTTCGATCTCCAAAAACAACAGGTATCATAAAGCCTATTTCCTGATCGCCACGCTTCTTTATCCAGCCCTTATTGTATAGTGACATATCCAAATCTATATAGTCAATAGGGGCAACGCTTCTTACGAGTTTCGTTTCTGGGGCTATCGGTGTTTGTCCTTTTGATCCGTCCTTGTTGATCATCTGTGTATCTTCAAATAGGACTGGAAGAGATTCACCCTCCATAACCATTAGGAACTTATCCCAATCAACCAAAACAACCTCATTCGTCTTGTTCTCTATAGACAATTCACAGAAGTAGTTTAGTGAATTGAAGCGGAATGATATTTTTACGCTGTCATTTTCCATTGAAAGCGTATCACTCTGGTAGGGCTTTTCCAATCTCAAAAAGCACCCGGCATTTTTCACTTGCGAAAATCCGACAACAGGGATGATCGCAAAGAGCATGAGTATAAGTTTTCTCATTTTGATTCTGTTTTGTTGTTCTCAAACATACTTCCAAATCCGGTAAGTAGCCATCTGGCGTTTACACCATACTCTCTAACCATAGGTTGTAGCCACGATAACTGAAACCATCCACGATCCAAATCTTTGCGCTGGGCAATGAAATTCCGTCTGTCTATGTTATTCAGTCGGCAATATGTATTCACTCCACGAATCTTCTTCATGGCTATTATCGCATCAAGTGCAGTATAAAAACGCTCCATTATTTGTTTGCTCACAGCCGTATTCATAGGATGTTATACTTCAAATAATCAATATCGGCTTTCAGATGCTCCAGAAACTCCGTGCCAGTGTTTTCTATCCTTGCTTTGATTATCGCATTGCTAAGGGCTTCTTGCGCTTCCAGAATTGCATCTACATTAACCGTGTTCCCATTCACATAATCGGTGAAGCTCTGTTTGTACAGGTCGATCACCATTCTACTAAAATTTTCCATATCAATAACTATTTAACAGACATACAAATTAAGACTTTGTACACTCCGTAAATATCCTCCAACGCAACTTCAAAGGGTGCAAAGATAGGATCTTGATTAATAGATACACACTTTACATACCCCTCTTTTTCAGCAGGAACAAGTATCTTAATCACAGTGCCGTTACAGGTATCAAGCACATACACCTTTCCCCATTCGATAAAAGCCCTTTCGTTTATCCTCTTTATGAAGATCCGGCTACCGTTGGGATATTCAGGCGACATACTATCACCTGATACAGTCATAGCGAAGTCCACGCCACGGATCGGAGATACTACCTTTTCACAATCGCTTTCCTTGACCGATACAACGAAGTCATTCAAACTGCCTCCTTGTGCGGACACTGGAAGAAGTAGAACCATCTTTGCAGTCTCTTCCGTTGCATCTTTCTGGTTGCGCTCTTTGGGATGCTCTTCTTTCGGAGTGTACAGAGTTTCCTCACTTTCTCCGTTATTCAGCATTACCCCAACTCCAGACTTTAGCCACGCTATGTTTAGTTCCGGGTAAACCTCACTTATTTTCTTCAATGTGTTTTCACGGATGCTATCACCTACTTTGTTCGCCCAACCGTTACTCATTCCGATTGAGATTTCAAATTTTTGCTGACCCAATCCCTTGTACCGAAGAAATTCCAGCAATCTATCTTTTGTTTCGCTCATTTTACCGACTTTAATTCTAATTTGATAATCAATAACTTATAATTTCCTCGCAAATTTCTTAGAAAAAAACTCCGTAATTATTTGGTTTATTAGAATTACTCTCTGTATATTTGCGGTGTAATCAATGTTATTACAGGGCAAATATATGAAAAATGTGTTTGTCAAACGCTAATTTACTGGGTAAAAATATGGGAAAAAGTAGATTCAGACAGATTTATGACGCTTTGCCAACAAAAGCACCTGTAGCTCCGAAAACGGCTTTTGTAAGAGAAGTGGCGGAGTTATGCAAGGTTTCGGAGAAAACTGTACGCTGTTGGTTGGCAGGAGCGCAAAAGCCGGATGCTTTGAAGATTTCCTTGCTATCCAAAAAATTAGGCGTACCAGAAAATGAATTGTTCAACTAATCAAAAATGCAACACTGATTATGAAGTTTGAAACATTAATCAATTTGGTAGGATCGGCAATCTTCGGGCTGATCGGATTATCGGCTCTAATAGGAGCTATCTTCTTTGGCGCATGGTGGCATTTCGTCACATTCGGTATGTGCGCTCTTATGGCTTATGTGCTATACACTGATGATGAGTACGGCACTGAAAGCGTGGCTACATTCTTCAAACGTATCAAAAGCAAGTAATTATGCCAATCATTCTGGAATTATACGAACTGAAAAACCTATGCGCTGAAATGGCAGAGTTGGGTGCGGCAAATTACGCAAAGCGTATCGCTCCGGCTAATGATCTCATTTCACAGCGTGAGGCATACAGGGAGTTTCAAGAGTGCCGGGTAAAGAAGTGGGTGCAAAAAGGTACAGTATCTACTACTCGTGGCGGTGCTTCCATACGCTCCAAAGTTCTTTATTCCAGAGCGGAGTTACTGGCTGCTGATAAATCTGAAAAACTTAACACTTTAATAAACAAGTAGTATGAGAACAATTAAACTGAAAAGTTTGTCCCTATTCAACTTTAAGGGAATCCGTAACCTTACACTGGATTTCACCAATGCGGAAACGTGGATCTACGGTGAGAACGGTACAGGTAAGACTACGGTATGCGATGCCTTTTCGTGGCTTCTCTTCGGAAAGGACAGTAAAGGAAAGTCGGACAGCAATTTCAACATTAAAACGCTGGATGAGAACGGAAAGCCTATTTTGAAGCTGGAGCACTATGTTATCGGTGTGCTTTCAGTGGATGGAAAGGATGTGAAGTTGCAACGCTGCTATGTGGAGAAATGGGTAAAGCCACGTGGAACTACGGAAGAAACTCTGAAAAACCACCAGACAGAGTTTTATGTGAATGATGTGAAGATGGCTACAAAACAAGAGTATGATAGTACGGTGGCTTCCATATTGCCGGAAGATGTATCACGTATGATCACCAATCCGTTCTATTTCACCTCTCTTAATCCAGATGTGCAGAAAAGTATGCTGCTTGATATGGCAGGTGATGTGACTGATCAAGATGTGGCAGGATTGAAGCCGGAGTATGTGGAACTGCTTGCACAACTATCTGGAAAACCGTTGGCTCAATTCGCAAGAGAAATAGCCGCAAAGAAAAAGGCTATCAAGGATGAGCTACTGGTTATACCGTCTAACATTGAAACTGCAAACCGATTGAAGCCAGAAGAAGAGGATTGGGTTGCTCTGGATGATGAACTGACAGAGAAGAAAGAACGTAAAGCCGAACTGGAAGCTACTTTGTCGGACAAATCCAAACTTGTAGAAAAAGAGTATGAGCGGAAAAACAATATCCAAAAGGCTATAGGGGAAAAGCGTCTTTCTCTTACCAATAGAGAGAATAAGTTGAGGGCGGAAGCCGACAAGGGGCGCAATGAAGTTTCTTTGAAGATCCGTGATCTGGAATATAACCTAAAGTTACAGGAGGGAAATTTGGAGCGGAAACGCAACGAAATATCCTCTTATGATGAAAAGATCCAGAGAATGAACACGGAGCTTGATACATTGCGTGGTCAGTACAGAAAGATAAGCCAAGAGCAACTTACATACCCTGATGGGGCTTTTGTATGCCCTACTTGCCATAGACAGCTTGAAGCGGATGATATTGCCGCCAAACAGCACGAAATGGAGGCAAATTTCAACCAAAACAAATCTGCAAGGTTACATGCTAATTCAGCGAAAGGTAAAGGGATAAAAGCAACTCTGGAAGAAACGCAAACCAAACGTGAAAATGCTTTAGCTAATGTTGCTGAATTGGAGGCATACATTGAGCAAATCAAGTCAGAGATAAATAAGCAAAAGGAAAATATGCCGGAAAGCGTGGATGTTCGCAAACTGATAGAATCCGATGCCGATTGTATTGCCATTCGTAATGAGATTGCGGAATTGGAAAACCAGCTTTCAATGGAAGCAAAGCCAGTAGATACTACAGACCTCAAAGACGGTATTAAGATGCTTGATAGTGCCATTTCAGAACTGGTTAAAAGGCTGGCAAAGCGTGAAGCCATTGAACGTGCCGAAAAGGAAATAGCCACACTTGAAGAAAGGCGTATTGCAAATAATCAAGCACTTGCCGATCTGGAGAAAACGGAGTTTGTGATGATTGACTTCCAAAAGGCTAAAGATAACGAATTGATGAAGCGCATTAATGGAATGTTCCAGATTGTATCTTTTTCATTCGTGAACGAGCAACTTAATGGAGGTGAGAAACTGACTTGCGTATGCACCATAGATGGAGTTCCTTATCCAGATCTGAATGATGCTAAGAAGCTGAATGCCGGACTGGATATTATCAATGCAATGTGCAAGGTGAAAGGTATATCCGCACCTATCTTCATTGATAACAGGGAGCGTGTGAATGAGATCATACCTACCATTTCACAGATTATAAATCTGGTTGTTAGCCATGATAAAGAATTAACCATTAAACAATAAAGTAATGACACAGGTAACAACAGCGGTGACTACTGCAAACAGTGGAGCGGTAGCCGCAAAGAAAACAAAGGGTGTGGATCTGTTGAAACAGATGCTTAATGCGCCCTCTGTGATGGAACAGTTCAAGAATGCCTTGAAACAGAATGCTTCTACTTTCGTGGCTTCTGTGATTGACTTGTACAATAGTGATTCCAAGTTACAGCTATGCGAGCCAAAACAGGTGGTTATGGAAGCTCTGAAAGCGGCTGTTTTGCATCTGCCTATCAATAAGGCACTGGGATATGCTTTCATTATCCCTTTCAACAATAGCAAGAGAGTTGATGATCTGGATGAGAACGGAAAGCCTAAGATCGGCAGGGATGGTAAGGCTATGCAAAAGTGGGTTAAAGTGTATGAGCCTACTTTCCAGATAGGCTACAAAGGGCTTATTCAGTTGGCTTTGAGATCCGGGCAGTACCGAACAATCAATGCTGATGTAGTCTATGATGGGGAATTGCGTAAGGTGAACAGGCTTACTGGAGAGATAGCCTTTGATGGCGAAAGAAAGGCTGACAAGGTGATCGGTTACTTCTGCTACTTTGAGTTGATCAACGGGTTTGCCAAGACATTGTACATGACAACAGAACAAATGGCTACCCATGCAAAAAGATACTCAAAGGCATTGAAGAATGACGAAAAGGCTACAGTTGAGCATCTGTTAAGCCTTGCAAATCTTCCCGTATCTCCAGATAGCACTGCTGTAGGATGGATGGGTAACTTTCATGGGATGGCTATCAAGACTGTTATACGCAATTTACTTAGTAAATACGGCTATTTGTCTATTGAAATGCAAAATGCTATTGCAAGCGACTATGAGGGCGAATATACAGATGTTCGTGATAATCTGATTCAGGACAATGCCAATAAACAGGTATTGGATATGACGGATGCAACCTATGAAGAGGTTGCGACCGAAAGCAATGCTAATCCAAATGCGGCAAATGAGCCGGATTATTAACGGAGTGTGATATGGTTCTGAAAGTGTTAGGTTCAAGTAGTCAGGGTAACTGCTACATTCTTGAAAACAGGGATGAGGCACTTATCATTGAAGCCGGGGTAAGATTCATTGAAGTGAAAAAGGCTCTGAACTTCAATATACGCAAAGTGTCTGGCTGCTTGATCACGCACCAACATAACGATCATGCAAAATACATTAAGGCAATGGTGGAAAGTGGATTTCCTACGCTGGCACTTGAAGAGGTGTGGGCTGCAAAGGGTGTCACTGGAAGCCGTGCCTATTGTATTGAGCGTGGAAAGGGTTACAAGTTTGGAAAATTCAGGGTGTTGCCATTTGATGCTTGCCACGATGTGCCTTGTGTCGGCTACCTGATAGACCACCCGGAAACAGGGCGTATAATGTTCCTTACGGATAGTTGTATGTGTGAGTATGTTTTTCCGGGATTAAACCAAATTATGATTGAGTGCAACTACTCTGATGCAAAGCTGGTGGAAGCTATCAATGCCGGGCGTACACTTCCCTCACAGCGTGAACGCCTAATGACTTCGCACATGGAGCTAAATACGTGCAAAGGGTTCTTATGCGCCAATGACCTTACCAATGTTGCAAACATTATCCTGCTTCACTTATCCGACAACAATAGTGATGAAAAGCACTTTGTTTCGGAGATAGAAAGGCAGACAGGAAAGGTGGTTTATGCGGCACATACTGGACTTGAAATAGAACTTGATAGGATTTAGGTATGGCAAAACTTCTGGTAGAGAAAAGGAACGGTTTGTTTAACCTCAAACCTCTGTATGAATGGCTCAAACAGCAAATGGATGGGTTATATAGGTTGGAGGCTAAAAGGGTTAGAAAACCACGTTCAAACGACCAAAACGGCTGGTTGTGGGGATGTATCTACCCAATGCTGTTAGATGCTCTTCTGGATGCCGGATATGAGTTTGTGAGCGTGGAGCAAGTGCATGAGTTCTTTAAGGCTCAAATGACCGCTGATAAAGTGGTAAACACGCACACAGGCGAGATATTGACTTTTCCCGGATCTACCGCTACGATGGACACGCTTACATTCTCCACATATTGCGAAAAGCTAAGGGAGTACGGAAGAGAGTTTTTGAATGTGGAAATACCCGATCCTGATAAATACTGGAAGTGCAATGAAAAGAATCCCCAACGGTGTAGTTTCGGAACTGATCCGACTTCTGCCAGTGCTGATTGACAACATTCCACCCGGACGAAGTACCAGAGTGGATAATGCGATAAGATTAACAAAGAAACTGATTGTAAAACTAAAAACATTGAAAGATGAAAATTCAAATTGAAAAGGAAAAATTGCAAGCCGCCTACAAAAATGCTTGCGGTTGTGTCAAAGATGCTTTTGAAAAGCTGTTTGGCGAAGATGTGTTGGAAACTGCAAAGCCTACACTTGACGATTACAAGACGATCAAGAGTTACGAAGATGCCTGTGATGTGTTGGGGCTATCCCCAATACTTTCTGAAAACAGGAACAAGGCACTTTGCGCACAATTTCCAGATCACTACGATTTTCGGCAGAATATGCCTAAACACATAATCGCCTTAATGAAGCTGGAAATTATTAGCCGGGCTTTGTGGGGTAAGAGTTTCGAGCCAGAGCCAGATGCGGAGGGAAACAAGATTTACTGGTATCCGTGGTTCGCATTATACACAAAAGATGAAGTTGATCGTATGAGTGATGAGGAACGCAAATCTTTGTGTGGTGCTCCGTTCGGTGGTGCTGCGTATAATGGGGCGAGTGCGGGCTTCGGTTCTCTGCATGCGAGTAATCGTTCCTCGCACTCGAATGCGTACATTGGTTTCCGCTTGTGCCAAGAAACGGAGGAAAAGGCGGCATATTTCGGTAGGCAATTCATTGAGTTGTGGGCTGAATATCTGGCTTATGGATTCAAGGTGACAGAACACTTAAAATAATGGCTATGACAACGGTATTTTATATTCTGGTGGCATTCTGCCTTATGTTTGAGGTGATGAATCTTTTGAAAGTGAAAAAGACAGCGGAAGCCGTGAAGCGTTACAAGGGAAAGAAATTGGAAGAATGTAGCTCTACTTTCATAGCGTGGGCTGTTTTCAACTGCATTTATCTTCTCATTTGCTTTGTTGGCTTGATGAGTACGCAATGGATAGGCTTTCTGGCTCTGATAATCCTTTCGTTTATCCCGAAGAGGTGGTTTACATGGAGGGTTATAGATTGCATTCTTGGGATTCTGATACTGGCTTTTGTGATATTGAACAAATACCAGTTCCAGATAGACTTAAATTCATTAATCATTAAAAGTTTGTAGTATGAAAGATGTGATGTTAGCCGACACTCCGATTGAGGAAAGAGCGCAAATCTTACGGGATAGTTGCGATAAGATTGTAGAACAGTGCTATACCCGGAAATTCGACACGAAAGAAACTAATGAGAAACGGGCGGAGCTTGCCAATGTTTCTATTCAGATTGCGGATCTTGAAGAGAAATTGGCAGAAATACGTGCTGATTACAAAGGGCGTATCAAGCCTCTTGTTGAGCGCATGGGCAAAATCCGTGGAGAATTGAAAGCTGGTGGAGAATGGGTATCTGGAGAATGTTACCAGTTCTTAGATGCTGATGAGGGAAAGGCAGCTTTGTATGATCCTAACGGGTACAAGATTGAAGAGCGTGATATGCGCCCGGAAGAGCGATCACGTACCATATTTCAAGGAATCCGGGAAAACATGAAAGTACAGATGTCTAAGACTGGTACAGACAACTAATTTTTAACAATTCAAATTTATCAAGATGGAAAAGATTGAAAAAGAAAACGGTTTGACCGTGAACATTGCGAACTACACAGGTGAAAAACCTATCGAGATTGTGTATCGTGAGGGTGCTGCACCAAAATCACCCAATCCGCTTGAAATCAAAGAGCCGGAAAAGATAGGTGTTACTGGTGTTATCTCCACTCCTTTTGACTGGCTGGAGAAGCGTATTGAAACGATAGACCAGAAAAAGGCTAACGTGAAAGTGGATCGTGAGAAAATGACGATCACCCTTACCGTGAATGAGGATGATTACTACACGAAAAACACTTTCGTAGGAAAGGTTGAGTTTTCAGAAGCCTTTGAAAAGTTCGGTATCAATGATGCCAGTTCTGGCTGGATTCCGGCAAAGTTGGGGCAGTTCTTACGCATTAACCGTGTGCTGTTTGCCGACAAAGAGGATTGCATGAAACTCGTTTCTGCACTCAAAAACTTCACAGCAAAGGCAAAGGCAGAGATCCAGAAGCAGCGTGATCCGTCCGGCTCTATGGCGGATGTGTACCGTCAAGAGGTAGAAAGCAACTTGCCGAAGAGTTTCACTATCAATGTGGCTATCTTCAAAGGAACTGCAAAAACACCTATTGAGGTGGAATTTGACCACTACCTTAAAGATGGCGAAGTGCTGTTACAGCTTGTTTCTCCGGGCGCAAATGAACTGACGGAAACCTACCGTGACAGTTGCATTGACGATGTTCTTACCAAGATCAAAGACATTGCGCCAGACATTGCAATCATGGAAATCTAAATGTGTTTCGGGTGGGGGATTTATCCCCTACCCTTAAAGAAGCTCCACGATGGCAAGAAAGAAGAAAAATCCAATGCCTTTCGATACTGAATACTGGTTGAGTGATCCAGTATTGAAAGCACTGCCTCTTGATGTTAAGGGGCTGTGGATTGATATGCTTTGCTATATGTGGGAAAGTGCGGATCGTGGCGTGATGGTAAAGCCTACAGGCGAAATCTATACGCATGAGGAAATACTAAGGCTGTTAGGAAAAGAAAGCTCCGTAGGTGAAAACTGGCTTGATATGCTTATAGAAAACGGTTTGTGCGGAGTTCGTGATGATGGTGCTGTATTTAGTAGGCGTATGGTTCGTGATGAGGCTATAAGGGAAAAGAGGCGTGAAGCTGGCAAGAAAGGTGGTGATATAACAAAGGCTAAGGTTTTTGATGTTTCACCAGTACAACATCCACCAATGCAGAAGCCGGAAGAGCAACCCAAGCAGGGAACTGTAGGGGAACAACAGCCGGATTTATTCCCGGAAGAAAGCCCACCGCCATTAACCCCGGAACAGCAGGCAAAAGCGGAGAAAGCGAAGAAGTACAAGTATGCCGAATTTGTCACTCTTACAAGGGATGAGTACGCTGCACTATGCGAGCGGTATTCAGAGGAAGCGGCAAAGAGGATGATAGAAATACTTGACAACTACAAAGGCTCAAAAGGAAAGAAATACAAGTCTGACTATAGAGCCATATTGAATTGGGTAGTAGATAGATATAACGAAGAAATACAACGATATGGAAAAGCAATTAGCGGAAAGACTTCAAGCGATACTGGCAAGACAGGCAGCTACAGGGACACGCTTTAAGATCACCAATTTTCCGCAAGAAACGATAGAAGAAATGCTGCGTATGTGTTATCAGTCGGAAGTGGAGCGTAGAAGAAACAAGTACATTCCCGATGATAGTACACTGGAAAAGATAGGTAAGGCTGCAAAATGGCTCTGTGGCGATTACAAAGTAGGGCTGTTGCTTTATGGAAGCGTAGGTTCTGGAAAGACAACTTTAGCAAAGGCGATATGCAATCTTATAGGCATTCTTTACGGTGGAAGTTCAATATCATCTGAAAGAACGGAAATATACCGTGTTTCAGCGTTGAATCTGGCTAAGTATGTATTAGACGATCCAAGCTACTTTTCAAGGTTGAAAAACAAAGAACTTCTGTTTATAGACGATGTGGGTACAGAGCCGGAAAGTGTGAAGAGTTGGGGAAATGAATTTTCGCCAGTAACAGAGTTGATATATGCGAGATATGATAGACAGTTGTTCACTATCGCCACTTCAAACTTAGCGGATGAAGAGTTTGGCGAGCGGTACGGATTGCGTATTGCTGACAGGATGGAAGAAATGTTTGAAAGACTGCATTACAAACAGAATAGCTACAGAAGATGAATATGATTGAGTGGAACAAACTAAGGGAGAAAGCCCATGCCAATTCCGTAAGACACGGATTTTGGGAAAACAGCCCAAGTGACCAACATTTCCTTTGTCTGGTTATAAGTGAGCTTATGGAAGCCGTAGAAGCGGATCGAAAAGGTGATTACGCAGGCAAGGATATGAAGAAACTTTTTAAAGATGATTTAGCGTCTGGTGAAGATTTCAAAGGATTGTTTGAATCGCATTTGAAAGATACCGTAGAGGATGAGTTGGCAGATGCCGCCATACGGCTTCTGGATCTTGCCGGAGCGCACAATCTGAATTTGAATACATTCTGCATACAGCACGTTGTTACTCCACGCAAGACTTTTACGGAAAACATCTTTGCCATAGTTAAGGATCTGGTGAACTACAAGTATTCGCAAGAACAGCAAGTAAGCTATGCGCTACATCAGATAAGGCGATTGTCGGAGATTATGAAGTTTGATCTTGAATGGCACATAGAACAAAAGATGTTGTACAACGAAAGTAGAGAAGTAAAACACGGGAAAAAGTATTGAGTATGAATACAAGTTTTGAAAGATGCGCCAATACAACGGATGAATGGTACACCCCGAAATGGATTATTGATTCACTCGGTGAATTTGACCTCGATCCGTGTTCCCCGGCAAACCGATTGTGGAATACCGCCAAAAGGCATATAACGCCACAAGAGGACGGATTAAAAACCTCGTGGGGGGGGGGGGTAAGAGTATGGCTAAATCCTCCTTATTCACGACCTCTTATTGAGCGTTTTGTGGAGAAGATGGTGGCTAACAATAACGGCATAGCATTGCTTTTCAACAGGTGTGATAGCAAGATGTTCCAAGATCTAATTTTCCCCAATGCAAGTGCGATTCTGTTTGTGAGGGGTAGGATCAAGTTTTATAGACCAGATGGAACACAGGGCGATAGTCCGGGATGTGGAAGCGTTCTTATAGCATTTGGAGAAAGCAATGCCGAAGCTCTGGAGAAGTCAAATATACCGGGTAAATACATAAAACTGAAATGATGGACGAATTTGTAAAAACTGTACAGGAAATGAGAAATGCCCAAAAGGAGTATTTCAAAACAAGAGATAAAGCGATCCTTGCGAAGTCAAAGGAACTGGAGCGTAAGGTGGATAATATGCTATCCAACTTAGCACCCAATATGCCTAATTTGTTTCAATAAGTGTGTTCAATAAACATATTTAGACATGGAAAAGAAGAAAGTGATAGTAACTCTCTGTAAGAAATTTCCGGCAACACACCCGAAAGCCGGAGTTTCTACAGGATTTGAAAGCAAGTTGAAAAACGGAACGAAGATCCACACGATAAGGCACAATGCCAAAAGTGTATGGGATGAGCGTTACAAGGGTATTGCCTCTGGCAGAAAATACCTATCTGTTAGGGAATGGACTGGCAGACCGTACAACTCCGAACAAAGGGAGTTTGCAAGGTTTGAGGAAATAGGACTGCAACACATAACAATGACTTATGGCAGCAGCGATGCCGTTCCTCAAATCTGGATTGATGATAAGAAAGTACCTATTGAAGTGGTAGCCAAGAATGACGGTTTGAGCGTTGAGGACTTCATTTCATGGTTCTTTGCTAAGGATAATGTGTTTGAGGGTGTGGTTATTCATTTTACAGGATTTAGATACTAAACGATATGAAGAAGATTTATAAATATCCGATTGAGATACAAGACGAACAGGTTGTTTTGTTGCCTACGGGGGCAAAGATACTGACAGTACAAACGCAAAGTGGTAAAGCGTTCCTTTGGGCAATGGTAAATCCAACCATGCCAAACGATATGGCAGTTACAATACGCATATTCGGAACAGGGCATACAATTCAAGACGCTGCCAGATTGGAATACATAGGTACTATTCAAATGTGCGGTGGTGCGCTTGTGTTTCATGTTTTCAAGGTGGTTTGATATGGATAAGGAACGTAAGATTGAGCGAATTAAGGAGCGTGGGTTTAAGGTTGTCAGATTGGGCAAACATATCCGTGCTTCAAAGGGTAATGAGGTTTACTCTGGCTCTGTTAGCTATGTATTTAGAATGATATTCGGCTATTGATGATATGGATCGTAACGAAGAACTAAAAGAAAGTCTGGGCGAAGAGTTATGTGCTTATTGCCCGTGGCGAAGAGGTGATATAGATCATTTGCCAGATGGCGTTTGTGATGGGATGTATTGTGATGATGCGCTGGAAGAATTTCTGGATGATAACCAAGAATACTTTGATTGCGATGAGTGACAACAGGCATTGTAGTGAATGTAAGCACTTCTGGAGTAATCCGAGTGTTGGGCAGATGTATTGCTGTAAGCTGGCAAAACGGATAACGGCAAGAAAGAAACCATGTAAGTATTACCAACAAAACAGTAAGTAGAATGAAAAATAATGCAACAAAGAAAACGGATGTGTTCCTGATTGATCCACGAAACGTAGTAGTGGAAGATGGCTTTAATGTCCGTAGAGATTTTGATCTGGATGAATTGAAAGAACAAATCAAGGCGAAAGGTGTGCTTAATCCCCTTACCGTGATTGCTTTCAAGGATGAAAACGGTGATGAGAAATACAGGCTGGTAGATGGTGAACGCAGATACCGTGCAACCATGATGGCTATTTCAGAGGGTGCGGATATTCCTTTCGTGAAAGCATTGAAGCGACCGCCAACCATGAGCCGTGAAGATCTGTACATAGAGCAGATGATGAGAAATGAGGGGAAGCGTTTCACTGAATATGAGTGTGCTTTGATGTTCCAGCGTTTCAAAGATGAGTTCGGATATACACAGGTTGAGATAGCGGACAAATTCAAGAAATCCCCGGCTTATATAAGCAAGTGCCTTTCTCTTCTGGACTTGCCAAGGGAGTTGCAAGAACGGATAATGAGAAATGAGTTATCCATTACAGCGGCACGGGAAATCGCTTCAAGCTATGAAACAGAATCGGATCAAGTGAAAGCGGCTCAAAATGCTGTTAAGGCGGCAAAGGAGCAAGGCAGAGATACTGCAACAAACAGAGAAGTAACGGCACACTTGAAAGAATCAAAGGAGGCAAAGGCTGTTGCCGATGCGTTGCGTAGTGTCTGGGCTTATCTGGATGGGGAAAGGATGGTTGATGTGGATCGGCTGATTACACTTCTGGATAAGGAGCAAAGCCTATATCAAGCAATGAAACAATATAAAAAGATCTAAGGATATGGAGAAGAAAGAAAACGCTTTTTTCATGGTGTTTGTTGAGGGCGGCAATACTCCGGCTTTCAAGCATCCAACGCTCGAAGATGCGGAGCGTGAAGCGAAAAGACTTGCTGAAAGCACAGGAAAAAAGGCTTATGTGCTTTGTTCGATGAAGTCTTTTGAAATGAGCAAATTTACGGTTCGGGATTGCCGACCGTTTGATGATGGATTACCATTTTAATAAACTCTATATGAAAACATTATTTTTTGACTTAGAAACTACAGGTACTTTGGTGAATCGGCACGGCATTCACCAGATAAGCGGTATGGTAGTGATTGACGGTGAAATCCGTGAAAGTTTCAATTACCATGTACAGCCCAATCCAAAAGCTGACATAGTACAGGAGGCTCTGGATGTGGCAGGAGTGACAAAGGAGCAAATAATGGCTTACCCACCTATGGGCGAAGTGTATAAGCAATTTGTGGATATGCTGGCAAAGTATGTGGATAAGTACAACAAGCAGGATAAGTTCTTTCTTGCCGGGTACAACAACGCTTCATTTGATAACCAGTTTCTCCGGGCATGGTTCTTACAGAACGGAGATAAGTATTTTGGTTCGTGGTTCTGGAGCAATTCTATTGATGTGATGGTTCTTGCCACTCCGTACCTTGCTGCAAATCGTGCTGAAATGGAGAATTTCAAACAGGGGACGGTTGCTAAGTTTCTGGGCATTAATGTAGATCCTAACCGCTTGCATGATGCGCTCTATGATATTGAGATATGCAAGGCTATTTATGATATTGTTTCACCTTACAAAGTCTGATTATGGCAAAGAAGAAAGAAAAGACATTTGAGCCGATGCCGGATGATCTTCTGGCACTACAGGATGAGTATATTTCCGTTGATGCTGAAATAACCCGGCTGGAAGAGCGTAAGAAGCAGTTACAGGATCGTATGTTGGAGCTTATGCAAACACACGACCTGAAGAAAGCGGAGAATGAGAGAATACGAATATCCTACATTGCACCGTCCAAGCGCAAAAATTTCGACAAAACCAGATTCCAAGAGGAACACAAGGATATGTATGCTCAATATCTGGTTGATGTGGAAACGAAAGCACAAATAAGAGTATCAATTAAAACCCAAGAATGATATGAAAACTGACGAAACCAAGAAAGCAAGAGTTATCTACCCGGAATACTGGGCGAAACGGAAGAAAAGGCTTAATGCCGGATTCATTAAGATGCTGGAAGAAACGGCACAAAAAGAAGCGGAGTGTTCCGATGAGTACGGAGAATACAAGACGGGTACATTCCTCTACAAGTCCGCTATAGTAAGCGTGAGAAAGGAAAACGACCTCTGGACTTTGCACATGATGAGCGAAGTTCCTATAGGCTTGCCGCTTATCAAGGAAATACGCTACAAGTTTTTGCCGGACAACCTTTTGATGGCGCAACTGTATGCACCAAGAAAGGATGCAAGTGAAATGAAAGGCGTGATATTGTATGAGATTCCCAACAATCAAGAAAACGAAGTAGCGGAATGATTTGTATTGGGATAGATACAGGCGTACATACGGGATTCGCTGTTTGGGACAGCAAGCAGCGATCCCTACTTATGGTGACTTCTTTGCCCATTCATAAGGCAATGGAAAATGTCCGATCCTTGCGTGATGAATGTGTTGCCGTAGGCGATAAGGTGTTTGTGAGGGTGGAAGATCCGAGGCAAAGAAACTGGTTCGGCACTGAAAGGATGTCAAGGGAAGAGGAAAGGAAGCGACTGCAAGGTGTTGGATCGGTGAAGCGTGATGCCTCTATCTGGGAAGATTACCTGAAAGATCTGGGAGTTGAGTTTGAAATGGTTGCCCCGAAAAGGAATGTAACCAAGCTCAAACAGGAAACTTTCAAGCGATATACCGGGTGGGGAAAGCAGACAAATGAGCATGGCAGGGATGCGGCTATGCTTGTTTTTGGGTGTTAGGCTATTTTTATCCATAAAAGTGTGTTCACTAAACACATAAATTCATATCTTTGTATCATTAACCAAGTAAATTGATAGCTATGTTTGGAATTGTTTTGATTTGCCTTGCCGTGCTGGTTGTGATTCTGTTTGTCAGATGGGGCGGCTACTTTGTAAACAAGTGGATGCCAGCGGACAACATGAGGAAAGGTGATGTGATGCACATTTACCTCAATAACGAGTATAACAGGAGTGCAACCATTTCAAAGGTTGAGGAAAGCCGTTTGTTTATTTATGACAAGCTGCCTTTGCCTTTGTCTTACCGTGGGAAGTTCTATGCTGTTGGTGTGGATGTGTCGGACAATAGCCGTTTTCTCTATATGAAGAAGCGTATTTATATCATACCTTGCCGCATTGTAGAGCGTTTCCGCAAGTCTATCGGGCTGGATCAGTATCTGGATAATCTTCCAGTAAGCGATGCCGGGGAAGCGGAAGAAAACGAAGAAAAGGAGGCTGACGATGAAGTGTAGCGAGATAACATATCGCCCTTTGTCGGAATTGGTGCTTCTGGAAACCAATCCAAGAACTATCAAGAAAGTCGATATGGATCGGCTGGTGGATAGTATCAAGATCTATGGGTTCTGGAAGCACCGACCAATTACGCTGTCTGACAGGACTGGCAAACTGGTTGTGATAGCAGGAAACCAACGGCTGAAAGCGGCAAAGAAATTGAAACTGAAAGAAGTTCCAACAGTCGTTTATTCAGATCTAACGGAAGATGAAGAGAAGAATATCATTATCCGGGACAATATCAATAACGGGGAATGGGATTTTAATGCTCTGAAAGTGGATGATGTCTGGAAAGACACTGATTTTGACTTTATGGGGCTTACTATCCCGGAAGATACAGAGCCGAAGAAGTCAAAGAAGAAATCGGTTGAAGAGGATGAGCCGGAAGATGATGCCCGGAATGATGAGCAAGAGGATGATAACGATGAGGGGAACGACAAAGAGGCTTTTTACCGATCAATGTTCAAAGATGTGCTGTATGAGAGCGACAACATTTTTGAGATCCCTAACTTGCTTCTGGAAATGCAAGCCGGGAAACTGGAGTTACCGTTATCTCCGTGGGGTGCTAACAGTAGATTGAGGAAAGATGTAGTAACCTATCATTTCTATGTGGATGATTACAGGTTTGAGGCTCTTTTCAAAGATCCGATAAACTTGCTCACAAGTGGCTGCAAAGCGGTGGTAGAGCCGAATTGTAGCTGCCATGACCAGACACCTATAGCATGGGGATTACAGCTTATCTACAAAAAGCGTTGGTTATCCCGTTACTTCCAAGAATGCGGTATAAGGGTGTATGCTGATTTGAATGTATCTCACAAATTCATAGAGTACAACAAAATGGGGATTCCGAAAGGATATAATGCTTTTGCCACACGAGGGCTGGACGGGTGGATGGAAAGCCTTAAATCGGATCTCCAAGTAGCGCAGGAGATTTCCGGGCTTGAGAAGCCTAACCTACTTGTTTATGGAGGTGGTGAGGAAGTGAAAGCGTTTTGCCGGAAACATGGGCTACTATATGTAACCGATTTTATAAACGCAAAAAAGAAGTAACGAATATGGGTAGAAATTCAAGCGGAACACGTGGAGGCTTACAGCCGGGCGATGCCACTTTCAAGGGTAAAATATCAAAGCCAGAGCCGTTGGTGAACATGAAAGATCCAGCAGCGTACAAGGCGACAAAAGAAGCTATTTCCAGATACCATGCTGTGATGGGCGTGAGGCAAAGAAGTGTGAAACTGGCAGACTTGCCAGCAGGGACATACGGAGTTCACGTAACAGTAAATGGGAAGTCTGATGGGGTGTATCTTAACAAGGCTCATTTCAACCAGTCAAAAAGTGCTATTGAGGCTTCGCATAGAAAAGGATATGCAAGCGGCTGGAGTACAAAGACAAACAAGCCTATTGCGCACACAGTGACACATGAACTGGCACACGCAACATGGAATCAACACATGACGGGTGCAAAGCAAAAGGCGGCAGGAAAGGAGATCAACAAGCTATACACCCAATGGCGTAAGGATAAAAAGAAGTCCGGCTATGGTAAGTATGCCGCAACAAATGTTAGTGAGTTTTGGGCTGAAACGGTGACGAAAGCTATACATGGAAAGTCCGACAAATACACAACAGCGGTTAAGAACATAGCCAAGAAATACAAATTATGAGTAATTTTGTAACGACTAAAGATATTGAAAATGAAAAAGATTGTACTAACAGAAAAGGAAATTGAGGTGATCCAACAGCAACTCAACGGAGAAATTGAGGTGCATAGTGCCACCGAAGAGCAGCAGCAGTTGCTCATGGGAGTAATTGACAAAGCAAACGATCTTCTGGATGAAGAGGATGCTTACGAGGAACTGGAAGCGCAAGGCAATGACTTGATAGATTGGTATTGGAAGAAGTACCAAGCGCAAGAAAAAGCCTAACATAACCGAATGAAAAGGGAATCGGGTAAATTATATCCGATTTTCTTTTGGTTTTATGGTGTGTTCAATAAACACAGATAGCAATGATTAAAATGAGTTTCAGTAAACAGAATAGTTTTTCCGATGTTGAGGTTTCCACGCAAGGTGCAGAAGCCGAAAGTGTGGAGATCTCATTGTATGACAAGATCAAGGAGGTAGTTAGGCAGTTGCCTCTATTCCTTGTTAGTGACAGCCTGAAAGTAGGAGTTGAAAATTATATCGTGACAGACGCAGAAAAGGCGGCTTTCCCGGTACTTACCAAAGGCTACAAGGTAACTACCAGTTTTAACGGATATGAACCTGAATATGGGAATGTAGATACCACCATTGAGGCTATATATCTGGATGAAGAGGGCAAAGAGTACAGGGAAGAGGATTGTTTGATTGTGGCAAAGACATACGAAGAGGCAGAGAAGAAGAGGGCGGAATTGTTGAGCGGCTCAAACGGTTAATAATCGGTTAATGGTAGGGAATAAGGACATAGGAGAATATGGAAAGGCTACACGCTTCACCAAAGACAACCAGCCTCACAACAGAGGCAGGAAGCCCAAGCTATATAAGCAGCTAAAGAAGTTGATTGGGCAAAGCGTAGGGCATGAACTGGAGAAAGAGGATTACTTCAATGTGATCCGCTTTCTAATGGAGCGTAGCCCTAATGAACTTGAAAGGCTTATCAAGGATGAGAACGGACAGCCGAACAAAGACACCCCTATTTGGGTGCTTAACATTGTTTCGGCTATCAATTCAGACATTCGCTATGGTAGGACATTCACTATTGAAATGATCTTTGACAGGATCTTTGGCAAAGCAACACAGCCTATTGAGGGTGATGTGAACGCACAGGTTACGACAACAAACAGTGTGGATCTATCCGCATTGAGTACGGAAGAGCTATTGCAATACAATGCTCTGACTGAAAAGATCGCAATGAAGAAAGATGGCAAGAAGTAGTAAAGCGATAACAGTGCCGATTGGTCTTGCAGTCAAGGTTGAGCTATTCAAGCGTGGCTGTTTCGACTTCATTGTTTGCCGTGATGGGAAGAGGCACGACAAACAGGCGGATGCTTTGCGTATTCTTACCGATACTGAACACGTTGAGATATTATACGGTGGTGCGGCTGGTGGTGCTAAGTCGTGGACTGGTGCGGCATGGCTTATCTTCATGTGTCTTTGCTATCCCGGCACAAAATGGTTTATAGGGCGAGCGGAGTTGAAGCGCATAACCCAATCCACACTGATAACATTCTACCAAGTGTGCGCCCGTTTCGGTGTGCATGAATCGCTGTATAAATACAATGCCAACCTTAACTACATTGAGTTTTACAATGGATCACGAATTGACTTTCTGGATCTGCAATACAAGCCGGGTGATCCTTTGTATGAGCGTTACGGATCTATTGAGTTCACGGGCGGTTGGATTGAAGAGGGCGGAGAAGTAAATTTCGGTGCTTATGATACTCTTAAAACCCGTGTTGGGCGTTTCAAGAATGAGGAATACGGACTAAGGCGAAAACTGTTTATCACTTGCAACCCCAAGAAGAATTGGATGTATGATTTGTTCTACAAGCCTTTCACTACAGGGAAACTTCCAGAATACAAGTATTACATTTCGTGCCTTGTGCAAGAGAATCCGTTTATAGATCCTGACTACATAGAGGGATTGAAAACGACCTCTGACAAAGTGAAGTTCGAGCGTCTGTTTAAGGGTAACTGGGAGTATGACGATAACCCCAATTCCCTTTGTTCCTATGATGCTATTATGGCGATATTTGGGAATAGGATAGCCAAGAAAACAGGCACTCATTATCTCACTGGCGATATTGCCCGTTTCGGTGCTGACTATGCGAGGATAGCCGTATGGGATGGGTGGAATATCATAGACCTAAAGAGTTTCCCGGTAAGCAAGACTACAGACATACAGGCGTACATTATCCGATGCCAGAAGAAATACCGAATACCAAACTATCGGTGTATTGTGGATGAGGACGGTGTGGGCGGTGGTGTTGTGGATAGTTGCAACATACAGGGATTTGTGAACAACAGCCGTGCTTTGAAAGATGAGAACTACCAGAACTTGCAAGCACAATGCGGCTATAAACTGGCGGAACATATCAACGCTTCTGATGTGGGAATAAATGAGGATCTGGTAAGTCAAGCGGACAAAGAGCAGATAGCGAGGGAACTTGAACAACTGCAAACATGGAAGCCTGACGATGACGGAAGTTTGAAGCTGAAACCAAAGGAGGCTATCAAAGAGGATTTGGGATGTTCCCCGGACTGGCGGGATATGATGCTCATGCGATCGTGGTTTGATTACAACGAGTATGAGATACCAGACGATATAGAACGAAGATTAGGTTTAACCGGGTAAATTCAAAATAGTATGGGATTATTCAATGTACTTACAAACCAAGTGAAAGCGGCTGTTGGCTACCAACAGAGCTTTGCGGAACTTCTGGATGCAAAGGATGTATCAAGAGCCTTAACAATGATGTATGATCATTCCATTGCCGCAACCAAGAATCTACGTGATTATGAGGTAAGCAGCCATAAGATTATGGAAAGAAAGGATCGTGCGGTGTATGATAAGAACGGGAACTTTTTGCGCTGGAGCAAGAGGTGGAAAATACCTATCCCTTACCAGCCGTTTATCAATGAGATCGCATTGGTGTTCCTGTATGGCAGACCTGTAAAATGGGGACAACTTTCAGAGGGTACGGATGAAGCATTTGAGAATTACAAAAATTTGAATGATGAAGTACACTTCAATGCCCGTGTAAGAGAAGCCAAAAGAGCGGCAGGATCGGAGGGAACAGCGGCTATACTATACCATGTGTATAGGGATAAAGAAGATAACCCACGGCTTTTGCTGAATGTGTTATGCAAGAAAAATGGCGATGATATTTACACCGTCAAGGATCAATATAAGCGGCTCACAGCATTTGCATGGGGGTATTATCTTACAGAGGCAGGGAATAGGACTGTTTACCATGTGGATATTTACACAGCCGATACCATATACCGGGCAAAGCGTGGAAATATCGGATGGGAGGTTGCGGTGCTTCAAAACCCTGTTGGTAAAATACCAGTGCTTCTGTTTGAGCAAGAGGTGGAACACGCAGGAGTACAAGCAATGATCGAGCGGTCGGAATCATTGGAAAGCACGGATGCAGATGTGAACGATCGTTTTGCAAACCCGGCTATGGTGGCAACGGCTGAAATCCTCAATTCTTTGCCAAAGTCAGAGGATGAGGCTAAGTTGTTTATCCTCAAAGACGGTGGGAAAATAGAGTATCTTACATGGGATCAAGCCTCACAGAGCAAGGCTAACGAGTATGAGCGTCTGGATAAGCACATTCTTTCCAAGTCGTTCACGCCAAACATTGACTTTGACAACATGAAGAATCTGGGAAACCTTTCCGCAAAGGCTATCCGAAAGGTTATGCTTCTGGCTGTTATCAAGGCAGAGAAACGCAAGGAAACCCACGATGATTACATGAACAGGCACGGAAGTATCATGCTTTCGATCATGGGAAATGTGCTTGACTATAAAAACAAATCCAAGTATGAGGCATTGAAGCTGACACACGAGTTTCAAGAGCCTTTCGGTGATGATGTGAGCGAAATGCTTGCCGATGTCCTGAAACAGTACGGGGCTGGCGCACTCTCTTTGCAGTCCACTCTGGAACTTTCCTACCTTGTGAAGAATGCACAAAAGGAATACGAGCAAATAAGCAAGGAGCAAGCCGAAGCACTGGAGCGACAAATGGCACTAAACAGAACTGATGTATTTGGGGATGGCGAATAATGGAAATACATACAAAATATCATGTTGGCGATGAGGTTTGGATCATGCGTGATAACAAGCCGGAGAAGATCCGTATTGACGGAATAGAGATAAAAGTAACAGGGGGAACTATTCCCGGTACTGGTGGTATTCTTTCAGGTGAATTATATACCAAAGTTTGGTATGTAGAGATACAGCGCAAAGAATACCGTTGTGCTGGTGATAAAGATCCCGTTTACAACCACAACGAATGTGCCTGTTTCGGGACAAAAAAGGATTTGTTAGATAGTTTTCTAAATGATGATGAGTGATGGCAAAGAAACTGAAACGATCCGAATTGAAGTACCATTGTAGAGAATGCAAGCACTCATACGGCTACCATGAATTGAACTGGAAAGGTGAGCCGTTTTTGTGCAAATGCCCATTCCATAAGTATTCAAAGTTTCTGGATAGCGACTGGTGCGAACATTTCCAAAAGAAAGGGTAAAACAGTATGGCGAGGTACATAAACGAAAAGAAGCTACAGCAGGAGTTGTTCAAGCGCACAGAGGGGTATGCTTCCGAAGTGCGTAAGATCTATCTTGATTCACTGGGTAAAATCATTGAGCTTGTGAAAGGCACGGAGCTTGAAGATGGTAAGCCGTTTTCCTTTTCGGAGTATGGCTACAGTGAAGATGTTACGCCCATACTTCGCAATATGTACAGCCAGACTTACCAGACGATCCGAAACAGCGTAGAAAAGGAGTGGCTTTTATCCAATGAAAACAATGATGGTTTGGTTAAAAGTGTGTTTGGCGAACACTCTATAGAGGATAAGCACTTTGCCCGGTTCTTTCTCCGAAACATGGAGGCTATGGATGCTTTCTTTGCCAGAAAGACAAAGGACGGCTTAAACCTATCGCAAAAGGTTTGGAAGTACACAGGGATGTACAAAGAAGAGCTTGAAAAGATTTTGGATCTGGCTATCGGTGAGGGCATACCAGCCAACAGGCTTGCAACCAAGATTAAAGAGTACCTGAACGACCCGGATAGGTGGTACAGGCGTTTCCGTGTGAAGATTGGAGAAGATGAGAACGGAAACCCCATATATGGCAGGAAGTGGAAACGCAGAGTGTACGACACGGCAACTGAATCCTACAAGTGGATAGATGATAACCCGAAGAAATACCACCCCGGAAAGGGTGTTTACCGTTCCTCATATCGTAACGCACAAAGACTTGCCCGGACTGAAACAAACATTGCCTACAGGACTGCCGACTACACCCGTTGGGCGCAACTGGATTTTGTTGTAGGAATTGAAATCAAGTTGAGCAACAATCACCCCATACATGACATTTGCGATGATCTGAAAGGGATCTATCCGAAAACATTCAAGTGGACTGGCTGGCATCCTAACTGTAGGTGTTACCAAGTGCCAGTGCTGGCAAAGGATGAGGAAATAGAAAAGATGTTGGAGCGGCTTCTGGATGATGAGAACGCTACACTTGAAAACAGCGAGAATGAGGTTAAGGAAGTGCCACGCCAGTTTACAGAGTGGGTGAAAAACAACGATGAGCGCATAAGGGCTGCAAAAGCCAAAGGCACATTGCCCTACTTTTTGAGGGACAACAAGGAAGTACCCATAGTAAAATACAATTCGTATGGGAGCCAGTGGCGGCGGATGTGGTATTATGATACGGGCGGTTTCCTTGTTGCCCACTCCACCCGTTACGAGAACTCCAAAAGGAACAAGAACGAAAAGGCGAAGTATGACAAAGAGGTTGCCATGTGCCGTGTGCTGGCTCAAAAGGGGTATCAGATTGAAATGTTGGAAGAAGTGCCGGGCATCAGTTCCCCCGATATAACCATTGACGGGACAAAGGCGGATTTGAAAAGGCTATCCAGTGCGAACAACATAGAACGCCATGCCAAAGAAGCGGTTAGGGAACAAGGTGCTGACATCGTGATATTCCAGTTCGACAATGAGACGGAAGCCATTCACACGAAACTCTATAAGCTGAAAAAGATGGGGTACAAGGTTTTGTATTTCTTTACGGGTAGGGAAAATGAAGTGTTCGAGCTATAAAATACGACACCCCGACAAATGCCGGGGTGAAGAGGAGATCCGACTGCCACCACTTCCTTTCGGAAGCTCCCGAATACTGGGGTAAGGCTTGCGCCAAACGTGGGAGACAGTTCTGTCCGATAATTATTTGAAGCCTATCGGCATCAAGGCTTTATGGTATTGCAAAAATAGGCATTTATTTCCGCCTAAGCAAATTCTTGTGGAAATATTCACTATCTTTGTGACCGACACGGGCATTTACCGTTGCGCCCGTGCATTATTCGCACCACCAGCAGTTAAACAAAGGCAAGGGAATCGCTTCCCCTGCCTTTTTTCATGTTCTGCCATTAGGAAGATTATTCCGTTGGTGGATTGGTCATGGAGCGTTTCAGTTGCACCACCCTACGCACGAACATCCGCCCGGCTTCCGTCCATACGGTCGTAAGGAACAACCCCGTGCGCCCGTCCTTGCGCTGGTAGGTGTGTTCACGTGTCTTTACAAATCCTTTTGCTTGGTACTTGGCATACAGAAACCACTGGCTGCCATGCTTGAACATCACCCCGGCATCGTTGAGCAGCTTGTGCAAGGCTTGTGCGCTCATGCCGAGTTCCTTTGCGATCTGGGTGGATGTGAACGTGTCGTAGCTGTCAAGCACGTTTTGCGCATACTCCACCAGCGGGGCTTGCTCAAGAATGATTTTGTCCTGCCTGTCTTTGAGTTTCAGCAAACGGCGGTTTTCTGAATGGTAGGCTTTCTTCTGATCTTCCAGCACGGCAATCTGTTTGTTGGCGGCTTTCAGTGCCTTGCGTTCCTCTTTCAGTGCCGTAAGAAGCCGTATGGCATTGTCCGGGTCTGCCAGTACGCTGTCTATGGTCTGTGGCGTGGCGGTTACTCCGTACTTCATCAACTCCTTAATCCGGTCGTTGCACCAAATGGCGAATTGGGGGCTAAGCCAACGGGCGAACTCCAACGCTACATCTTCGTGCATCCATGTACCACCGCCTAAATTGGATGATCCTTTCTTAACTACCACTAAATCAGCATAACTTAAATTTCTAAGTTTTGCCATTTCAGCTAAAAATCCTTTAGTGTATTGGTTATTGAGCCAGAACACGGGTTGCTTTCCGAACGGCTTAGCCATTTCCGTAGCGTTCACCATAGTAGCCTCTCCTATCTGGAATGTGACGGGGCTACCCTCGTAGATAAATGTCTTTGAATCATTCATACGGCTTCCTCCAGTTTTTGAAATTCTTCGTTGATGAAGAGGTAGCCCAACATGGGTGAGAGGTCGTTGTGGATGAGCATTTGCAGCCTGTCTTCGGCTTCCGTAAATTCACGGTCAAATTCTCCGTCCATAGAAAGGTACTCCGCAAGCTCATTCAGTTTGCATTGGAGTTCCACAGCCTTGCGCAACACTTCTTTCAAGCGTTCACGGTTTGCCTTGTAGTCCGTTTGGTGGACTGTCCCTGTCTGGTTGCTACTATTGTTCACTTCCAGACTTCTTTCAGGTTTGCACATAACTTATAAAGTCTGTTAGTGGGAAAATGAAAAACGGCTTCCATCTTTCCCGTTGTGCTACACCTGAAAGGCAGTGGGCGCATTAACGCTCCACACGGGGGTATGAAAGCCGTATATCGGTAGATAGTCTTACGACACTTCAAGGCATAAAAATAGCCTTACCGACAATGGCAGGCTGAACGACCCGCCTTTCAGATATGTAGCACAAGAGCAAATGTAGACAGTATAAACGAAACAGCCAAAGAAATTTTGAAAAATCTTTGGCTGTAAGGTGATTATGTGTTTATTGAACGCAGATATTCTTTCTCTTGCGCCCGGATAATCCTTTCCAGTTCGTTCCGTTCATTCTCCCATTCGCTGCGTTTCGGGTGATCTGGATAATGCGCTATCAAATCTTCATACATGAAAAATTCACGCTGTAGATTGGTCGTTTTGCGGAAACAAGACAAAGTACGTTCCAATACTTCATCCTCCAGTTCACGTTTGCTTTTCATCGTTTCATTCAGATATTGCATCCAGTTCTCGCTGGCTTTCTCGTAGTCTTTCTCAAATTCGGCAAGCAAGGCATTTTTCTTATATTCTTCCATAGAGCCGGGTGTAGTAGTTCCATCGGATTGTTGAAGTTCCGAAAGTTCCTTTTCATGCTTCGCTTTTTCATCCGCTTTCATCTGCTTTAGCTTATCCAACGTGCCGATAGGGATATTCACGTGGACTGCTCCCATTTTCTTGTACTCCAACAGTTGCTTAAAGGTTTCTTCATCCGTCACGGACTTGTATTGTAGCAATTCATCCAACAGCACCCTTTCCGTAGTGGCGGATTGTGGTTTATCTTCTTCTTTGTTTTGCTCTTTGGCAAACCGGGTAATAAATACCAAAAGCATTACAACTGGTGCAATAACGAAAGTCAATTTGATGTTACCTAAACCCCAAGCGAAAAAGATTCCGAATATGATACTTACTACAACAGTCATACAGCCAAACGAAAAGTTGTCAGTGGCTGGTGCGTTGCTTTCTGGAATGCCTGTTTGCGTACTGATTGGGGTATCTATATTAGTATAGGTATTACGTGTGGATTTCTTAGCTTTTGACTTTTTGCTTCCGGCTATTTTCTCCCTCATGTAAATGCCAGTTCCGGGTATTCCGGCATTGCCATACACACCGTTTTTACCTATATTTACGCTTGCTCCCCTTGTGCCTATGGTCGTACTGATTCCGCTTTTGCTGAAATTCAATGTCACACCCGGAAGCACCTTTACCCGTTTTCTAAATCGTATGCCCATGAATTGTGTATATTACAAATAACACATTTACTTGCTTTCTTTAATAAAGTCTTTCAAATCCTTTATCACATCTTCTATGTTGCTGATTTGCGGTTGCGACACCAAAAGATTCAGCTTGTAGCGCAAATCCTGTACCCTATTCATTGAAATGGAGTTAAGGATGTAAGTCAGTACCAGCAACCCGCCAGCCAAATCATGCAACCTGCTTCCTTTCAGTTCCGCTATCGGACCTTTTCGGATTCGTTTTTGCAGCTTCAAATCGTAGATGTTATGACCATGCGCACACAGGTTGCGTATCACTCGCAACGTACCCATGTAGTTTTCAAACACATCTACGTTCCTTATATTATAATGTAGGGCTATGGCTTCTTTCAGCGTCTGGTCTTTCAGGCTGGAATACAGGTAGAGAATATCCCCGAATGTCATATATTCCAGTGTTTTCCATGCCGGGGCGTATATGTCGTTGATGTACTTGCTGTGGTGGTGCTTGATAGCCTCATTCTTGCATATCGTCTTATAGCAATTAGGCAGATAGGCTACAAAGTCACTGCTTACAATCCGTGGATCGGCAAACCATGTGGGATTGTTCTTGTATCTGTTGGAAACCGTGTAAGTGAGGAATGTGCGGAAGTTAACCTCTATCCGATACAGGTAAGGGGCGATGATGCTTCTTAGGTCGTGGTCGAAATAATAGAGCGTAACCACATTTTCAAAAGAGGTGTTATCCTTAAACTTATGGTTGCGGTTGTTCTTTGCCGGATAGGTACGCTCGTATGGAAACCAGTAAAAGCCCAATCGGTAATAACCAATATCCAGCAAGATTTCCTTAGCCTTTTCCTCATTGGGAAACTCCATGCCCCTGCTATGGAGCAACTGAATTTGTTCTTCTATTGTTGTTGCGGTTTTCATTCATTTGTCTTTTAATGAAAAAGGGACACCGCAAAGGGCATCCCTAAAGTTCCTTATTATAGTGCAAGGAGTACAGCTTGTGCATTCCGGCACTTTTTACGTTGCAAATATAGGTATATTGCCTCAATAAAAAAAGTATTTGGCTCGCAAATTTTGGTTTGTTGGTTAATTATATGTCCAAGGAACACACCTATTCGCCCGGCTCTCCCAAAAACTTCAATATCGCCTCGTGCTGTAGTGGTGTCAGTATGCGTTGCCCTTTCCGGAAACAAAGCTCATCCAACCGCTCCCTTAACGGGGTGCAAAGGATAATCCATCGCCTGAGTTGCGTTACGGCACTCCGCTTGGTGGAGTTCGGAAAGTATTGGCAGGCAAGTTCGCCCATTCTGATAGCTTTCATACGCTCGTTCTAAGATAAAAAATTACCCTATAGTAAATGTTGCGTTACTATAGGGTAGTCGTTCAATTACTATATAGTAGTTCACTCTTCACTATGCAATGGCTATGTAGTGATTATCCCAACGGGTTCTCTTCATAGTCGGATGAATCATCTTCATCTTCGGAAGTGTTGCCGCTGCTTTCGCTCTTCTTGGGTACTTTCTTGAAAGTAAGGGTGTCAAGGTTTTGCACCTCTCTCAACAATGCGCCCGGTCGGAACTGGATGTTTACTTTGGTGATGCACGCAGGGGTAAACTCCTTTTCGGTTTCTGTGCCCTCGCTGCATATCTGAAACTGGAAGTTGCCGAACTTTTCCAGCTTCACAATCTTGCCGCTTTTCAGGTGGCGTTTCATCTGCTTGATGAGCGCACGAAGCACGTTCAAGATGTCCCCGTCCGTGAGGGTCGTTGCATAACTGATTTCTTCTGCCAGATCGTCCATATCCACTATGCCGCTGGCTTGCATCTTCGCATAATACTTTGGCGGCTCGCTTTGCTTCATAGGGTTCTTCATTGCCGCTACTGAATAATTGATTTCTGCCATTTCTGTAACATTTCACTTGGTTAATACTCTTGTTGTTTCCTATGCCATTGCACACCGCAAAAGTACGGCTGTGCCGACACGCAGAGTTGACGAAATGGCATTTACAGGGTGAATTCACGGAAATATTTTCTGCGTACTGAGAAAAACAGGCATTTTAAGGCTAAAAAATCTTCTTTATGTGTTCAATAAACACATATATACAGAATTATTTTCTATATTTGCAGTCGTAGAAGTCACATATTAACGGACTATAAATGCAATTCAAGTATGAATAAGAAACTCTTTGAAAAGGTCAAGGACTTGTGTAAGGACACTGGTCTATCGGAGAAGTACCTTAAAGCGATAACCGAAAAATTGGGTGGCAGCATTGAGGATGATTCGACCGATGATGCAGCGATTGAAACGACTGCAAACCTGATAGCTGACGTGGCTACTGAAAGTCAGGGAGAAGCTACCAGATGGGCAAACAAGAAAAAGGATGATTCCAAGAAAGGGAAAAAGGACGGAGAAGATGACGACCCCGACGATAAGGGAGGCAAAGGCTCTGGTGATGATCCCAACAAAAAGGATGATCCGAATGAGAAGCGGATTAAGGCTCTGGAAGAGAAGTTGGCTAAGTATGAGGCTGACGAAAACAAGGCAAAGCGCATGGCGGATATTAACGCTGCTATGGCAAAGCACAAGATTCCGGCTAAGTTCCGTGATCGCTTCGCCAAATCCATATCCGATGATGAGGATATAGAAGAGGCTGTAGCAAATCTCAAACAAGACTTCATTACGGCAGGTCTTGCGCCTGATGATTCAGAGGGTTCTAAAGCGGCAAGCGAAAAACAGATAGATGAAGCTGCTGATAGCTTGCTGGAATCAATCACTGTTAAATAAAATCGCAATGAAAAGGAAAAAGCACTCATTTACAGGGGAACGCCCGATATTTACGGGTAGTCCCTCTATTGTGCAAGGCGGTTTCAATCTGGATGTCACCAAACAGCGTTTCAATGTTGGTGACACTATCCCGGCTGGAACTCTTGCAATCTACGATGAGCAAACCCGGCTCGTTAGCGTGGTGAAAACCGCTAAGGTGGTGGAGGTAGATGGCGATGATAAGAAGATCGTTCGCTTACTGGTGGATGAGTTTTTTGCTCCTTGCTTCGCTGTTGGCGATAAGGTGGCTAAGGCTGGTGCTATCTCTGGCACTTTTGCCGATGCTGTTTCTATCTCCAAGATTGAGGCTAAGAACGAAAACTACATTATCACGCTTTCCAAAGAAATCACCGGGCTTGCTAAGGATGATGTACTGGTGGAGGTAGTGGATAAATCTTCCAATGCCGCTGAAATCGGTGAGGCTAACGCTGTAACTATCTACGATGTGGAGGTAAGCGAGTTTGAAACTGGCATTGATGTTTCGGCAGATACAATGCAATACGCAATGTATGAAAGGCGTGTTCCGCCTATCCCGGCAAGCCAGAAAGACACTACAGGAAAGTTCCTGAAAGCCAATCCGCACGTTAAACTCACTCAATCATTCTAAAGAAAGGAGGATAACGCATGAAATCAATTTATTCAAAATTCAAAGGTCTGTACAAGGATGGCAGACCCATTGACTTTCTGGCAACGTGGCGCAAGGCTTTCGATAAGGCTTCTGAAAGGGAAGTAGCCTTGTTCCAGAAGATGTACTCCGATAACTGGTTTACCTACAATACCCCTCAAATGTCACTGACAGCGGAGGGAATTATGGGCAAGTATCGGTTGCGCTTCATGGCTACGCTGCTTGCTGATGAATCACCTACCCCTCAAAGACGCTCTGACGGCTTCGATATTTGGACTAAGGAGATACCCCGTGTGGGTCACAAGTTCTTTATGCCAGCCCGTACCTATCGCAAGCTGATGGAAGTGTACGAGAATCCCCGTCTTTCGGAGGCTCAAAAGGTTAGGGAGATCGAAAAGACGCTCAAAGCGGATGTGCAGGATGCCTATCTGGGCTGCAAAGATGTCATGGACTTCATTGCGCTTATGGCATTCTCCAACTGGGGTGTTGCACAGTTCAAACCAGCTATCAACAATCCGGGTGGTAGGGAGTTTGAGATCGACTACAACATGGATGAGGCTAACAAGCTCATTTCGGCTTTCAACTGGACTACGGCAAACACTAAGGCAGGCAAGTTAAGCCCTGTACTGATGCTTGCTGCCATTTGTGCCGATCTCCGCCAGAGGGGAATTGAGCCGGGCGAAATCCTGATGTCGCAGGATCTCTACTACTGGTTGCGTATGGATCAAACCACACGCTTGCTGGTACATGGAAACGACAAACAGGCGCAGACCGTCACCAAAACCCAACTTGAAAGCCTTTTGGGTGAAAACGAAATCCCGAACATTACGGTTGTCACCCGTAAGATGGGACAGGACAAGGACGGAAAGCGTGGATCTGTTGAGCCGTGGAATCACAACTTTATCTGTATCAAGCCAGCCGGAGTTATCGGTGAAATCCAGCCGTCTATTGAGGACAGCGAACTCATGGAAGAGGACGATGTGGACTACATGAACGCTGGTAACGGAATCCGTATCGCCAAGTGGCGTACTGGTGAATCCACTGGTCAGGTGGCAGGTGAAGTTACGCAAGGATCTGGACGCTTGCTGCCTATCATTACGGATATTAATGCCATTATCTGTATGCAGGTAAGAGGCATTTCCGAAAAGACGATCCCGGCAGATGCCAACGGAAACGAGCGTATGTATTGCACCAAGCAGGAGTTTGAGGGCATTGATGCTCTTATGGAGGGCTAAACTATGAAACTGGTAGTATTAAAGCCTTTCAGAGATAAGAATGATCACCAGACTATTTACAAGTCTGGCGATCTTCTTACCACAAACGACCTAAGCAGGGTAAACGACCTTGTGAAGCGTGGTATGTGTGAGATTACTTCTGTTGATGATGGGAATGATGAAAAGGCTGATGAGAAGAAGCCTGAAACAATCTCATTCCAGCAGAAAGAATACGGACTTGATGAGGTGAAAGCAGCACTTGAAGAAATCGGCAATCCAGCCGCCAAGAATGCCGGAGTAAAAGGCGTTTCCAAGAAGCTGGATGAACTGACGGAAGAGCAAGCCGCTTCACTCTCTGAAATTCTTAACAAGGAGGTCTAAAGATGGTAAATCTGACAAAATACGATGCTCTGATCGGTGAACTTGAACCGTACACCGTAAGCCCTATCACATTGAAAAAGGCTCTTGCTGATGCAAATGTGGGCGATCTGGATGCCGAATACGATGCGGAAGCCGATAGGAAACCTATTGCCATTGCCGCTATCAAGGTATTAAAGAAACTGGTTGTCCTTACGAGTGACAGCATGGGCAAATCCTCACAAGGATATGATGTGGATGAGCTAAAGAACCGTATCAAGGCTATTTGCAGTGAAAACGGTCTGGAAGTGTCGGATTTTGTGGAAATATCGTCTATCACGGACGGATCTAACAGGTGGTAGCCATGAGATATAACGGTACTTTCAAATACAAGGAGATTCAGGACGGGCAAAGAGATCCGAACACCGGATTTATTGTTTCAGAGCCTCAAACGGGCGACTGGATCAACGGTTGTGAGTGCCAGATAGAAACTTTCGTGCCAGCCAAACAGAAAATCGGTACGGACGGGCAAGTATTCACTTATACCTACGATGTACTTATACCGAAGTGCTTCAAAGGTACGCTGGATATTGCAACGCCAGTACAGATAACAAGCGAGGATGGCAAGGTGTCAGTTTTCGAGATTCAAGGCGTGGATAACCTTAACAGAAGATACATTGAGATATGGGGATAATTCCGACCAACAATCATAGCAGTGTCATTTCAAAGGCGGTGGCAGCGTTTCAAGTAAGGCTTGAAAACGCTACACTATACCTTTTGAAGTTTCTTGGCGAAAGCCTTGTGAAGTACGCTAAGGAGAAGCACAGCTATACTGACAGGACGGGCAACCTCACAAACTCAATATCCTATGCGATAGTGCGTAACAAGAAACTGGAATACTTTAGTGAGGAAAACCAGCCTAACAATGAGGGGGCTAAAGCAAGCCTTAATGTGGCTATGCAGATGGCTAACAGCTTGCCGGATGCTTTCTCTCTCATTATAGTAGCCGGAATGAATTACGCAGCCTACGTTGAGGCTAAGGGGTACAATGTGATTCTGCCAGCGGAATTGAAAGCAAAAAAGGATTTTCCAGCCGCCATGAATACGCTTATGGCTAAAGCTAAGGCAAAGGCAAATGAATTATTCGGAGGTGTGTTATGATTACAACGGAAGAAATAGCGGTACGGGTGTATCAAATGCTGATGGAAAGTGAGGTAAAAACCATGATTACAGGCAGCATTGACTACGAGCGTAACGACTACAGCAAAGAAGATGTGATTATAGTACCCCATGCGATAGACGGTGAGGAATCCGTGCGTTTCGGGCAAATCAACGTAAACATTCATGTGCCGGACATAGTGAGCAAGCGCAAGAATCCACCCGTGTATAGGATAGACTACCAAAGACTGATAGCGATAAGGAAACAAGTGATTGCAGTGCTTCAGAACCACTACGAGAAAGGGAGCGGTTACAACTGGAATATCGGTTTGATCAATCCCCCTATCAAAGAGCCGGAACATAACGAACACTTTGTTTCTATCGCTTTAGAGATAACAGTAAGAGAAAAGAAGTTGAACCAATAAATTTTTACGACTATGCCAGTATATACAGCAATGGGCTTAAAGAAGATCTATGTAGCCGAAGCAAAAGAAGATGGCTCTATGCCAGCCAAAGGCACGGATTGGTTAGATCTTGGCGATGTGTATCAGGACACTTGTCAGCTTGTGGATTCCGACCCGGAAACCACCGTACATAAGTCTGAAACTTCCAACAGGAAACTTACACAGGTAGGCGAAACCGAAACAACGGTAAACCTTTCTCTGATGGATCCTGATCTGGAATTGCTTTCAAGATACTTCGGTGGTACTATCTCTGGGCAGAAAGGATCAAGGAAATGGACACGACCGAAGAAGTTGCCTTACAAAGAATGGGCGATTTGGCAGCAGCCCGAAGAGGGTATTTTCGTTGGATGCGCCAATGTCCGTATCATTCCGAAGTTTGAGATTACTTACTCAAAGACGGGTATCTGCCTTGTTCCTCTGACTATCCAGTATCAAGCGGAGTTACAGGTTGATGAGGCAATGACCGACCCGACTAAAGCGTAATCCTGATGCTTAAATGTAACAGGAAAGCCTCCTGCAAACAACGTAGGGGGCTTTCTTTTTAACAGCAACGTATATGGAAGAGAAGCCCAAAGAACTAACAAGAGAACAACAGCTTGAAATAGAAGAGCAAGCAATACAGGCACTAATTCAGATGGGAGTTAAATTCTCCGTGCCTTTGAAGATTAACCCGGTAAAGCCTCCTAAGTGGGTACGCTGGTGGAACAAACATTTCCCTAACCATGTCAAGGTATGGCATGACAGGCGGATTCCGAAAGATTGGAATGTTTCTGTGATGGAATTGCCGGACACCGATAAGGGAAAGATGGTTGAGGTGTATATGCGCCAGTTCCATATAAAGCCGCTCTATCTGGGTACTATTGACTATTTGAGGAAACTGTACCTACAAATAGAACTCAATGAGGAAAAGATACAGGAACAGCCCACGCAAGAGGCTAAGAAGTATTTCAAGTACATTTCCCTCATGGCAGAGATAGCCGCAGTTGCAGTAATCAACAACGGCTCAATCACCAATCCCGTAAGCAAACAGACAAAGATACTCCGTGACTTCTTCATTGAGCATCTGACCGTACCACGCTTGAAGCAGCTTGCCGATGTGATAAGCCAGATGATGAATGCCGGGGGTTTTACGTCCTCTATCATATCAATACGGGAAGTAGGGACAACGAAACCGAAGAGCAGAGCGGATATGATAGAGTAACAGGGCTAAACAGCCCGTGGGGTAATCGTGCGGAATTGCTGAAACTATTCGGCTGGAGCTATGATTACTTGCTCTGGGGTATCTCTTGGATGAATGTAGAGATCATGTTGGCGGATATGGCAAAGACTAAGCCGATGCCGAAAACAGAAACGGATGAGAACGGGTTTCCGAAACCACCGCAGGGAGGCAAGGTTATCCATAGGGAACTCAAAACGAAAGAAGATATTAAGAACTATGTCAAAGGTTTAATTTAGTATGGAAAATATAGGTGGAGCATTAGCATTCAAAGCCACTCTTGATATAGATGATTTCAAGGTATCAAGCGAAGCGATGGGGCGTTATATCAAAAACGCTTCTGATAATGCCGTGCTGGAAGCAAACCGCATGGAGCAATCGTTTCTGACCTTTGCGCAAAACGGAGCGAGATATATTGTTTCCTACCTTGTTGGGCAAGGAATGATGAGCCTTGTGCAAAGCATAGTGCAAGTGCGTGGGCAGTTCCAGCAACTTGAACTGGCTTTCAATACCATGTTGAGAAGTACCGAAAAATCACAGGTGCTTATGTCGCAACTGGTAGATACAGCCGCCAGAACTCCGTTTGACCTTACCAGCATAGCGCAAGGCGCAAAACAGATGCTTGCTTTCGGCTCGAATGTGGAAAGCGTGGTAGATGAGATCGTGATGCTTGGAAACGTGGCTTCTGGTGTGAGTGCGCCACTTGGTGATCTTATCTATCTGTATGGCACATTGAGATCGCAAGGCAGGGCATACACGGTGGATATTCGCCAGTTTGCCGGGCGTGGTATTCCTATCTATGAAGAGTTGGGCAAGGTGCTTAACGCAGACAGGCAAGAACTGAACAAGCTGGTAACGGAGGGAAAAGTTGGATTCCCGGAAGTTGAAAAGGCATTTAAGAACATGACCAGTGAGGGCGGTATTTATTTCAACCTCATGCAAGAGCAAAGTAAGTCGCTTACTGGTATGCTTTCCAACTTGGGCGATGCTTGGGATAGTGCGCTCAACAAGATCGGACAGGATAATCAGGATTTGTTCACTGGGGCTATTCAGGGTGCGATAGACCTTGTGGAGAATATGGATCAGATTATCCGTATCGTACAGGCTGTTACCATTGCTTACGGAAGCTATAAAGCGGCAATCGTGCTGAATACCCTTGCAACAAAGGGCTACACGGGTGTTGCCATGATAGACAATACCGTTAAGCAGGCAAAGATCGCTCTACTGAAAGCGGAAGCCAACATAACGGGACAAACAGCAGCCCAAACAAAGGCTATGACAGCCGCACAACAGGCTCATGTTGCCGCCTTGCAAAAGGAACTTACAGCGGAAGAGAAAGCCAATCTGGTAAAGAAACTCCGCATTGCCACCATACAGCAGTTATTGACAGCCCAACAGCAGGAATACTTATCAAACCTTAACCTTACCACTTCCTCTGCCAATTATGAGGCAGTGGCTACCTCTGTATTGACGGTTGAGCAAAGGGAGGCACTTAGCAAAACCGACCTATCGGCTAAGAGTGCCGTATATCGTGCCGCTCTGGAGCAAGAAGTGGCAGCGAAGCAAAGGAACAATGCCGCCACTCTGGAGGCTATGCGTACCGATGTCAAGGCGGCAGCACAAAAGATGGAATCCGCCAAACAAACGGCTGTTTCTGCCATGCAAGCAACCGAAATGGCACGGTATGAATTGTATTGGGCAAGGCAAGCCGGGGATGCCACCAGAATTGCAACGGCTGAAAAGAAACTGGAGGCAGCACAGGACAACCAGAGTGCCGCCAGAAAAGCCGCATTAGCCGCTCAAACGGACTTATACACCAAACGCAAGCAGTTGGAGGCTACAGCCACAAAACAGGCTACAGCCGCTTCTGTAGCGGACACAGCGGCAAAGACAACACAAGGTGCTGTTACGACTGCACTAACATCAATCACGAAGAAAGCCACCCTTGCAATGAAAGCTCTTTGGGCTTCCATGAAGAGCAATCCTATCGGGTGGATTCTTTCACTGGTTGGGATGCTGGTTAGTGCGCTCACGTTGTTCAAAAGCTCCGAAGAGGAAGCCACCGATGCAATGGGAGAATTTCAGGACACCACCAAAAAGCAGATTGATAATCTGGATTTGCTGTTTGCCATTCTCCGCAACACAGAGAAAGGTACAAAAACGCATGGTGATGCCATTCGCAAGGTGAATGCGATTTGCAAGGAGTATAACAAAACCTTGCTGGATGAGAATGCCACCATTGATGAGCAAAAATTGAAGTATGCAGAACTGACAGCCGCAATCCAGCAGACTACAGCCGAAAAAATCAAGGCTAAGTATGTCGAGCAGGAACTACAGGAATATCTGGAGAAGTCGGATGAAAACTATGCAAACTTCATAAAGAATCTGGGGAATGCAAGCTATGACACTGGAAAGACAAGGACGGTAACGAACCGTAGCACTGGTGGAGATTCATACGAAGTGCCGATATATGAAGCCTCTGAAAACATACGGAACATGGGAGGTGCTGTACAGGAAGCCATAAGAAGCCAGATTGAGGATAACGCAAAATTACTGGCTTCCATGTCCGGGGATGCTTTCACCAAGCAATACAATGATGTAGTAGCAAGCATATTGAACTCCACAAAGGCAGCGACAAAAGCCACCGATGCGGAGATAGCAGGATTCAAGGGTATAGTTGAATCCTACCTTACCTCACAGATCAACAAGGCTAAGGAAATGAACGAGGCTATTAACCAAGTTGATAATAGCCTTAGTGCCTATTTTGCCCCAAAGGATGCCACGCCAGTAACTGACAGCGTGGACTATGTAAGTATGTCCTTTGAAGAGCTTGATAAGAAGATACAGGAAACCCAAACACAAATTGATACGCTCAATGCAAAGAAAGTCAAGGTTGAGGCGGACACAACGGAACTACAGAGCCTTAAAAAGCTGATGGATGAGCTAACGGGCGCAAGGGACACCAAGACTGCCAACCTTAACACGGAATCGGGCATAAACGAGCGTATCAAGCAGCTAAAAGAAGAGCGTTCCAATGTGGTTATCAACAGTGCCAAATACAAGGAACTGACTAAAACCATAAACGGACTTGAAGCGAGGTTGCCAAAGACTTCCACCAAACAGGCTAATAATGCAGATCCTTTGAGAGATAAGCAACTGGAAGCGGATCGCAAGCTGGAAGAGGCACGGATCTCTATCATGGAAGATGGGTATGAGAAACGGAAAGCCTTGTTGGACTTACAGCATAAAGAGAATCTGGATCGCATAGACCGTGAGGAAAGGGAACTGGAGAAAGCCCGTAAAGCAGCCGGAAAAGGCGGATTGACTGCAACGGAGCAAGAGGGATTCGATGAGAGAAGAAGCATTGAGAATACCAGCTACCAGAGAGAACAAAACAAGCTGTTTGACGGTGAAATTGCCTACAAGAAACAGCAGTATGAGTTGTATTTCCGCTGGGTAAGGAATCTGGGCGAAGATGTGGCGAACACACAGTTTGCAAACTTGCTGAAAGGCGGTGCTTCATTCAAACAATATCTGGAAAACCAGATTGCGGAAATGAACCAGAAGAAGCAAGCCGGAACATTGACAGAGGGCGAGGGAAACCACCTTATTTCCCTGAATATGCAATACGATGAGATCACGGGCGCAAAGTCCGCAATGGATCTTTTCAAGGAAAGTGTGACGGAAGCCATATCACAAGCCACCACGCTTGCCGAAAAGGTGCAAGCCATAGCAGATGCCAAAGAAAGGCTGGCAAATGGAAGTACTGGGCTTGTCGGTGCTGATGAGCAAGCAGAAGCAAGCCTATTCGTATCGGAGAAGCAGGCGGAAGCCGATAAGGAGATACAGGAAAAGATCCTTACCAACTATCGGAGTTATGAGGAACAAAAGAAAGCCATTCAGGATGAGTATGCGATGTTGCGCTCACAAGCCATTGCGCAAAACAATGAAGAGATACTGGCAAAACTGAATGAGGGCGAGAATGAGGCTCTTTCTGCCTTAAACGCTTCATTCCTCATGCAGAGCGACAGTTGGCGCAATCTGTTTACGGATCTTGATGCTTTGACAGTGGAGCAAATAGATAAGTTGGTAAGAGATATTCAAAGTAAGATGAATACCTCTGATATGAATCTGAATCCAGCGGATATGAAAGCCGTATTGGATAGGTTGGATGAGGCTAAACAAAAGATCCTTGATGTAAATCCGTTCAAATCATTAGGGAATGCAATAAAATCTGTTTTTGGAACGGCTGAACAAAAATCTAAGCATTCCAGCGGTAATATAAAAACGGATTGGAAGAATTTAGCATCTGCCACCGAGGGGTGTTTCAACTTCGTTAATGATGCCATAGACAGTTGCGATGTTCTGGGCGATTTACTGGGTGAAACAGGAAAGTCCACTATTGCGATGATACAGGGTGTTGCCACCGCTGGTATAGCCATGTCAGCAGCCATAGCAACGGCAGAAAAAGGCTCTGTTATCCTTGCCGCCATATCCATTGCTTTACAGGCTATCCAGTGGATTGCCGGGCTGTTTAACAATGATGATGAACTGGAGGAAAGAATACAGAACATACAAATGGAAGTGGATGCGCTATCCAATGCCTTTGACAGACTGCAACACTCCTACGATCAGACTTTCTGGGTGTACAGCGATGAGGAAAGGGCGGCACACCAGCAGAGAATACAGGGCATTGAAGATGAGATAGCGGCACTGGAGCAACAAAGGACTGTTGCCCGGCAAAGCTGGGATTTCCTAAGATATGCCCAACTGACCAAACAGATAAAGGAACTCAAAAACGCTCTGGAGAAAGAACAAAACAACGGAGATATGTTTGAGATCTACGAATTGCAGAAACAGAATCTCCGGGAACAACAGGAACTCATTAAACAGCAGATACAAGCCGAAAAGGATAAAAAGGACACCGACAACAATAAGATTGCCGAATGGGAAGAAGCCATTAAGGACATTGACACGCAGATTGAGGATCTGGAGCGTGATATGCTTGAAACGCTTGCCGGAACTGATGTGCAAACTGCCATAGATGATTTTGCCGATGCGCTGGTAGATGCCTATTGTCAAGGTGAGGATGCCGCAAAAGCATTGGGCGAAGTGACGAAAGAAACGCTGAAAAATGCGGTTGTGGAAGCTCTGAAACGCCAGTTCCTTGCAAAAGCCATTAATGATGCCGTGCTTTATCTTGGTGAAGCCATGCAAGACGGTGTACTTTCCGACTATGAAAAGAAACGGTTTGAGGAAATGGTTAAGGAGGGTGCGGATAAGTTCAATATGGCTCTGGAGGGTGTAGGTGACTGGATCAAGGATCAGACGGAAGAAGAAGAGGAATCCGATCCCCTTACTGGTGCTGTTACTTCCATGAGCGAGGAAACAGGCGGTGTGATTGCCGGGCGGTTGAATGCCTTTGTGATCAACCAGAGCGACCAGATAGCCATTATGAAGCAGAACATTATCTATCAGGCTCAAATTGCGCAGAACACAAAGGTAAGTGCGGATGAACTGACAGAGATTAAAGAAACCCTGAAAAGGATTGAGAACAAAGACAACTCATTACTATCACAAGGAATATCGTAATTATGGAACTGGTGCATCAAATCAAACAGGATGGAATAGCAAAGGGATTGTGCCGCTTGTGGCAAATGAAACTCAAACCAGATTTGGGTGTGGATTCCCTTGCTGGATTGTATATACGAGGGATAGACTTCTGCATAAAGAATGACTATCCAACACTGGACTTCATACGCAGGAACTTCAAAGGAAAGTGTGAGGCTTACGGTGTGTATGTGGATGATGAGGTGGTGGAGAAAAACAGGAAAGATGTAGTGCTGAACGGGGACTGCAAAGCGATGCTGGAGTATGACGGGTTTACCGTTTCCAACATCTATATCCGGCACAACTCCAAAGCCTCTGTAACTGTTGGCGATCATGCTATTGTGACCATTGACGTTTTCGATGATTCATACCTTGCTATCGCTGTGGCTGGCAGCGATGCAGAGGTGCTTGTGAATGTGTACGGTAATGCCACCGTTGAAACCGTTGGTGGAAGAGTTAAGATTATACGAACCAATAAAAAGACTTACGGATATGATAGACAATAATTTAATCCTCTACTTGCCGTTTGACGATCCGGACGGTAGCAAGGCATACGATTTTTCATTAAGCAGGGCTGATGCAACGCTTTCTGATGGTGCAACATTTTCCAAAATAGCGAAGAGCGGTAAATCTTTGTCTATGAATGGTGCTGGTGAATGCCAAACAGATAAAGCGATACCCCTAAGTGGTGATTTCACGCTGTGTTGCTATGTGTACCCGGCAACAAACAAACTGGGCTGGCTTCTGAACTTTGACGGAGTGGATAACTATCTGGAGCAATGGGTGAGCGTAATGCCTAACAACTGGTATTTCTTTGCCTTTGTGAAGTCCGGCAACACATTCGAGGTGTACCAGAACACAAGCCGGATCTTCAAAGATACCATATCCGGCACTCCGAAAGGTCTATCACTGAATGATGAGAGCCTTAACGGTACAAAGTCACTCATAGATGAGTTGCGTTTGTTCAATGTGGCAAAGTCTGCCACGGAGGTAATGAAGCTACAGGCAAATACCGATGTGGAATACTATATAGACGGAAAGAACACTAAAGACTTTGGCGTATATGTTTCCGCTTCTTCCGGGCTTCTGGGTAGGTTGGAAAGGAAAGAAAGTCTGGAAGTGGATTGGGATAACTACCACGGAAAGGTGATTGACTTGAAGCGACCACGATACAAGGAGCGCACGATCACGCTTGATTGCTTTATAGAGGCTTCCAGCCGATCGGAGTTTGTAAACTGGGTAAATCTCTTTATGGAGCAATTCGACAAAGAGGGTACGGTGCGCCTGAAATGCGAGTATGACGGAAAGGCAAAGCCTCTGGTGTATGAGGTGTATGTGCCTGATGAGGTTGATGTGGAAAAGACTTGGGGGACATACAACAATGATCTGATGGTTGGCACATTCTCTTTGAAGCTGGTAGAATGTGAGCCAGTGAAAAAAGTATTGCGCCATATCGGAAATGCCAACAGCAAGGCTACAATAACCGTTACCAGCACGAAGTTCCTTAATGTGTATTGGGGCGATGGAAGCCACACATTCAATGTGCATGGAACGGATGTAGCTTTGAAACACACTTATACCGAAGCCGGAGAATACGACATTATTGTAAGCGGTGTGATTGAGGATATAGAGGAATTTTCCACTAATGCGATCGTGATATGGGAGAAATTGAAGTAATCAAGCGCAAAGGCGGCACTATCCAGCTATTCAGCAGAGATCCGTTCTGTACCATAAAATCGGCAACGCAGAACATATCTCTGATGGGTGATGATAACATACAGTTGTCTATTATCTCCACTGAATTGCTGGACTTCGAGAAAGGCGATAAAATCATAGTGGGCGGTGAAGAGTACACTATCCGCACACGTGTAGCCCGTGAAATGAAAACGGATAGATACTACCAGTATGATGCAGTATTCTATGGCGTGATGTATGAACTGATGAAAGCCCAATACAGGAATACGGACGAAAGCGGAAAATCTACTTCCATGACTTTTGACCTTACTTATTCCATTAGGGATTTCGTCAAGGTGATCATATACAATATGAACCGTGATTATCCGGGCTTGTGGGCTTTTGATGAAGCGAATTGCCCGGACACAGAGCCACGCACTATATCATTTTCACGGCAGAACTGCCTACAGGTGTTGCAATCGCTATGTAGCAAGGATAATTTCAAGCTGGAGTTCCGCATTACCCAAAACAACGGAGTGCGTACTATCCATATCGGAAAGTTCGGCACAAAGGTTATTCCACCAAGCGGAAGTGATTACTTTGAGTGGGGTAAGGGTGGCGGTTTGTTTACCCTCAAAGATCAAAAGGTGGATGATAAAGCCATTATTACCCGTCTTTGGGTGGAGGGCGGCACTACCAACATACGGAGCGACTACAGGGACTATTCAGAACGCTTGCAACTTCCTTACCCAAAGCGTATGAATAAGAATGAGCATACGTTGTCTGACGGTACTGTTATCCCGGCAAACAGTGAAATGATCGGTATTGATGATGATACCAAGCGTTATATTGAGGATGCGGAACTGGCGCAGGAGATAGGCAGCGAAGAGGATAGCGAACAATATGATGATATTTTCCCAAAGCGTACAGGAAAGGTTACTGCCATTGTTGAGGATGATATAAACTCATTCGTTGATGATACAATGGATTTCGACCTGAACGAAAAGGACGAAAACGGGACAAAGTACCTTATCAATGGCGTAACGGCAAAAATCACATTCATAACTGGCAGGCTTGCCGGACAACAGTTTGAAGTAAAAGCAGATGGAGGATATGACCATTCGGCTAAGAAGTTCACGATCATACCTTTCACTGACAAACGAGGGCTGACCATACCCACCACCGACAATGAGGCTTTCCGTATTGAGGTTGGAAATACCTACAAGATCACGGATATAAATCTGCCAAAGTCCTATGAGGATAATGCAGAAGAAGATCTGTGGTATGCCGGGTATGATGATTTCAAGCCACGTACACAGTCCAGAGTGCAGTATGCTCTGACCTTTGACCGTTCCTATTTTCTGGAAAACTTGCCGGATGATAGCGAAACCAGCGTCTTTAAGGTTGGGGACTATGTGCCAGTAAAAGATGTGCGTTTCGGTGTGGAGAAGAGCATAAGAATCCAGAAGATAAGCCGTAACTTACTTGTGGATCACGATTACAGCCTTACCCTATCCGACACTACCACCATATCCATAAGCCAACAGACGGTTATAGATGTGATTGAGCATAACAAGATCATAGAAGCAAACCGACTGAAAGATTTGAGCAAGGCACGCAGGGGATGGCGTACAACAGAAGAGCTAAGGAATATGGTGTATGACACAGACGGGTATTTTGATCCAGAAAACATACGACCTAATTCTATTGACACCAATATGCTTACCGTTGGATCGAAGAGCCAGCAGTTTGTTCTGATCGGTGTGGTGATGCAAGCCAATGTAAACGGTAATGCCAACAGGTTTGATGCTTCTTCCGGCATATTGGCACACTTGACAATAGATGAAACCACCATTAAGCAATGGAATTTGAGCGAATTGAGCGTTACGCTATCCGAACAGGGCGGTTACTATGTGTTTGCCAAATGTAGCAAGACTGGATCGAATGGCGTGTTTGTAGTTACGCAGACACCATACAAGTTTGAGCCTACAGAAGATCCAAACAACTACTATTTCCAGATAGGTATCATAAGCTCATTATATCCTGATGATAATTTCCGTGACTTCGTAACCACTTATGGATTTACCAGAATCAACGGAAAGACTATCACCACTGGAGCGATTGTTACCAGTGACGGTGAGTGTTATTTGGATTTGGACGGAAACAAATTCAGAATCGGTGATACCACAAGCTCTATTGACTGGAATGTGACGGCATTAAAACAACTTACCTTGCATAATGTACGCCTATTAAGCGATTCTGGCGATGTGTCGTTTATCGGTGTGTATCGTGGAGATTACAACGAGAAATATGTGTACTATACAGGCGATGAGGTTAGCTATAGCAATGGTGCGGAAACTTGCACATACAGGTACATTTATCCTACTCCAGCAAAGGGGATTACACCGACCAATACGACTTATTGGAAAGTAGTAGCAAAAGGGCAGCAAGGACAGAAAGGCGATGATGGTTTACCCGGTGAAGATGGGCTACCCGGAAAGAGTTACTACACATGGATTCGTTATGCTGATGATGTAAACGGTACTGGCATTTCTGATAATCCTACAGGAAAAGGCTTCATAGGTTTTGCATACAACAAGGAAACTCCGACTGAAAGCAACGATCCAAAGGATTATAAATGGTCTGACATAATGGGTAAAGATGGCGTTCCGGGTGAGCCGGGCGAAGATGGAAAAACGCTTTATACATGGATTGCCTATTCTGACAATGCAGACGGTAATCCTATGTACCAGCAGCCCAAAGATACCACCATGTACATAGGTATTGCTACAAATAAAGAAACGGCTACAGAAAGCGATGATCCGAAAGATTATGTTTGGAGTAAATTTAAGGGTGACGATGGTTTGCCGGGCGTTCCGGGTGCTGATGGAAAGACAAGCTATTTCCATATCAAATACTCTTCCGTACAGAATCCAACCAGTGCCTCACAAATGACGGAAACACCGTCTGATTACATAGGTACTTATGTGGATTATACGCAAGCGGATAGTACCGATCCGAAAAAGTACACATGGGCAAGATTCAAAGGATTCAATGGTGAGGACGGATTGCCGGGCGTGAACGGTGAGGACGGAAAGACTTCATACCTACATATCAAATACAGTGATAATGGGGGATTGTCGTTCACTGCAAACAATGGTGAAGATCCGGGCGCATATATCGGTCAGTATGTGGACTTCGTGCAGAAAGATAGCGACAACCCTACTGACTATACTTGGAGTTTGATAAAGGGTGAAAGCGGTGCGGCTGGAAGCGATGCGACAACAGGAGAATACTATGAGTATAGGTATGCCAAAAACGGATCAACGGTTGCACCTCCGGCTCTTGATGCAGATGCCGAAAATCCGGCTGGTTGGAGTACAACCATGCCGACCGTTGGGAATCTGGAATACTTGTGGTGTACCATAGCTAAAAAGTCCGGGCTATCGGATAAAAAGGTGTTTGATATTCCGGTGAATAGTGGAGAAACAACACTGATGGATATTTCAGGGCGTGGAATATCTGGAGCATTGAGGAATGGAGCAGCCGTTGTTCAAGACGGTAGTAGATATGCCGTGGATGTGAGCGGAAATGCGGAGTGCCAGATAAATTGGGATCTGCCTTTCGGTCAGAGTTTCACGCTCTGTTTCTGGATGAAAACGGATCAGACGCTCATACGATGGATGCTTAACGGATATAATGGCAGGGACTATGTGGGAAAGAGCCTAACCGTATCAAAAAACACATGGTTTCATGTCGCATTGCGCTTCAATGACAGGACTGTATCTATATTCATAAACGGATCACTTGTGCAGACTGGAAGTATAAATGAAGAGGTAGTAGGCTTCTCGCTGTACGATGATAATATGTTTGGATCTTCCGTCTTTTACGACAACATAAGGTTGTATGACGGTGCATTATCGGCTACCGATATAGGAAAAGACAAGAGCGGAGAAAGCGACAAACTTGTGCAGAACTGGTGTACACCTTTCCGTATCAATCCTTACGATGGAAAGGATGGGAAAGACGGTGTAGGCGTTAAATCTGTTGATGTAGAATATGCGAAAAGCTCTTCAAACACAACAGCACCTACAAGCGGATGGCAAACCACCGCTCCGGCTTGGGAAGATGGGAAATATATCTGGTCACGGACTAAAACAGTTCTTACGGATGGATCTTCTGAATACACTAAGGCTGTTTGTATTACTGGTGGGAAAGGCTCTACAGGCGCAAATGGCGTGGGTGTAAAGTCTATCGTTGAGCAATACTATCTATCCAGCAGCCCAACTTCGCAAACTGGTGGTTCGTGGAGTACCACCAGACCGACTTGGAAAGACGGCTGGTATATCTGGACGAGATCCGTTATCACTTACACCAACGGCACTTCTACCACTACTTCGCCTATCTGTGTGACAGGTGGAAAGGGAGAAACTGGTGATAAGGGTGATCCGGGTGAAAAAGGCGATCAAGGAGAAAGCCCGGCAGCGGTATATCAAGGCACATACAGCAGTTCCAAAACCTACTATGGTACAAAGTACAGGCTTGATGTAGTGAAGTACAACGGTATTTTCTATATCGCCCGTATTGATGCCGGAACTTTTTCGGGTGTCGTGCCTACCAATACAAGCAAGTGGAATCCTTTCGGTGCGCAATTCGAGAGCGTGGCTACCAACTTGCTTCTGGCTGAAAATGCCAACATAGCAGGATGGGTATTCAGAAACAACCGACTGGAGGCACAGAATGGTAGTATATATCTGGACGGTGTGAACGGAGAAGTACGTTTGCAGGGAACAATGCAGTTATCTACTGGCTGGTCTGGTGTTTTCTCTGATGTGAATATATTCTATCTTCCAGCGACAACAGGCTTAAAAACTATATCTATGGGGCAAGATATGGATGATATTGGTAAAGTGTGCCGACTGTACAACAGTGGAGAATATGGTCAAGGCAATTACCAAATTGGAGTATATAGTTTTACAGCAGAGGCAGGATTTTCAAGTAGCGTTCTTGATTATTACGCCTTAGTAAGACCTCAAGAAATAGTAGAAATGACTTGTTTTGAATTGCCCGGATCAACATCAACGGTAAGAAAAGGAAGATGGGAAATAACAAGCCGTTTCGCATGGACTGATTTTGTTACCTCTGGAGCAAAAGGCAGACATCCTCTTATACTGGCAATAGGCAGGATTAGTGGAACTAATTCAGGAGCTTCGATAAGCGGAACTTGGTGGGATGGAAAGTCTATCACTTCCATTCTTTCGGTATCAAGACAAGCAGAGGGTAAATATAGGGTTTCATTTTCGAGTTCCAATATACCCTCTGGATATAGGGTGATGCTAACTGGATATGGAACTGTGTATAACAACTCTGATTCACCAGTAAAGGGTACTATTATGGCTCTTTCAACAACATATTTCGATGTTTGGACTTCTGACGATTCAACAAGGAATGACGGAAGTTGTGAGTTTATAATCTTAGCTCCAGAATGGCAATACAAATTTTGATAGTATAACTATGAACTGGCTAAAAGAGAGCAACAGGACAAAGCATTTGGTGTATGCTATACCATGTGCGTTTTTGCTGACGATTCTGTTTGTGGCAGGATTGGCGGCTGGTATGGAGTTTAAGGATCGTGCCTACGGTGGCAAATGGGACTGGCTGGATCTCATTGCCACGCTGTTAGGCGGCTTGGTAGGTCAAATCTTGCAAGCCTTAGTAATCTATCTTATATGGAAAGGAGGTGTATAATGGTTTGAGGGCATATTTTTTCGTCTAAAAGTGTGTTTGAGGAACACATAAATAAGTATATTTGCAGTTAGAAATTAACTTGGTGAATTATGGATAATGATATGTACAGCCTTAGAGTGTTAGCCAAAGGGCAAGTATCGGATCTTAGCAAGGGATTCAATCTTGGCGGCAAGCCGTTTTCGGTCTATGTGCGTAGCAAAAGCGCAACGGAAATTGTCAGTGATACGCTCCTGAATTGCAAGCTGATCTGTGACAACTCATTTGGCAACATTCCAGTACCAGTTGGCGACTGGACACCAGCGGCTATAGTGGCGATTGCCCCAAACGCTATAGACTTGCAGAAGTATGAGATATATTGGGGCGCAGGTGAAATAATTAGAAACAACTGACATGGGACTTTTGTTAGGTAGCGGAAATACAAAACCGCAATATCCGTATGATATGTGGTACGGAATACAGGGAGATTTTACAAGCCGGGATTACAAACTCACAAGGGTAGGTAATCTGGACTTGCACAAGACACTTCCAATACAAGCGAAGCTGAAAAGGTTTGTTGAAAACCCGGACGGCTCTGTGAAATACTACTTGCATCCGAATGACAGCCGGAAGAAAGATAGTGGTGCTGCTGCTATCATTGACAGTACGGACGGTAATGTGATGCTCGAAAAGCCGGAGTATTATTTCAGATTTGAGATAGAGGGTACAAAGTGGATTCGTGCATATTCTGAATATCCATTGCCGGGCTTTATCAAAATGGAGCGTAAAACGGTTTCTCCGTGGTTTGCCACTATCAAGATTGATACGAATGAAGCTGTTTCCGGCTGTTTCCTCACTTGGGATGGTGACAATATCGCCCGTGATACAAGCGGATTTGTGAAGCTAACTGCCAACGCTGCCAACTACAGGGGTGGTTCTGGTGCTGGCGATGCTGCCAAAGATGGTACATACAACTCGCAGCTTGGAATGGCTCGCACTTCCATTTCAAAGGCTACAGCCCGTGCCGCTTGCAAGAACGGTACTCATTTGGGCGTTTACCGTGTGTACAATGAAATTGCATGGTTGCAAAGACTGGAGTATGCTTCTTTGCATTGTCAGGATGCCTACAATGAAGCCTTAACATCGGAAGGCTATCATCAAGGAGGACTTAGCAACGGTACGGCTGTGAATGGTACAGAGTGGAACACATGGGGCGGTTATAAGCCTTTTATCCCGTGCGGTGTTACTGCAACTCTTGGTAACAACACTGGCAGGGTCGCTTATGTGATCAAGGGATGGACTGGTGGCGACAAGACGGTACAGGTCACTTCTTACCGTGGATTGGAGTGTCCGTTTGAATACTTGTGGCACTTGGCGGATGATGTGCTTATCTGGCACAAATCGGATGTTTCCATTGCGTATGTATGTGAAGATCCTACTAAGTTCACTTCGCACTCTGATAGTGCCGCTACCGTTCCAGATGGATATGAGGCTATCACAGAGCTTCCACGCACGGAGGGTTATATCTTGCAATTCGCACATTCAAGCAAAGGATATGCTTTCCCTGAAACAGTAGGTGGTGCTTCAAATGCTGGCGGCTGTGACTACTTCTATACTCCTACAGGTGGTAGCGGCTGGTCTGCTGTAGGCTGGTATGGTGCTCTGTTCGGTGGTAGTGCGAGTCTTGGGGCGGCTGCGGGCTTCGGTTCTCTGGGTGCGGATTCTCGTTCCTCGCGCTCGACTGCGAGCGTTGGTTTCCGCTTGTGCCGTTTTTGACGGACTGCAAAGCGGCGGTACACGGGGCTTTTTTGTGAACGTGAATTGACATGAAAATAGAAAGGTTGATGGTGATAGGTGGTGCTCTGTTCGGTGGTAATGCGAATAATGGGGCGAATGCGGGCTTCGGTTATCTGAATGCGAATAATCGTTCCTCGAACTCGAATGCGAACATTGGTTTCCGCTTTTACCGTGGTTTCAACTTTATAAGATATAACTGTGATCACCATGACCTTACCACACAGGGGCTATCGGCACTGCTGGTAGCTGGTAAAAAAGTACGAATTAAAACGGTGTTAGTAAGTAATTGA